AGGAGGGCGGATCCGGTGCGGTTGAGTTTTGGCGAGAAAATGCGCGTTATAATGAAGCGGCGCGGGGTATCGGTGCAAGATCTGGCGGATCGCTTGGGAGTGTCCCGGCAGAATGTAAACCAGAGACTAAACGCGGATAGATTCACGCTTGACGATATGGAGAAATACGCCGCCGCCATTGGTTGCGGTATAGAGATAGAAATAATAGAACCGCCGGAGGGCGGAGCAGATCCACATATAAATAAATAGAGTTAGCCGAAAAAGTAGAACGTAGGGCACAGAGAGAAGCAGAAAGCAGCTTTTCCCGGTGCTCTTTTTATTTTGCCCGTGTGACAGATAGGACCACCACGGAGGGCACAGAAAGACAGGAGGCGGAGAGATGGCAGGAGAGAAGAAAGAAACGGCAACAAGGGACGAAAACGGAGTCAGAAAACAAAGCTATAAACGATTTAAACCGGGGCGAGACTATGAAGAAATAGAGACGGCGCAAGCTGTAGCCCTATGCGATATGATGCTAGACGGCTTTAAAAGATCTGTAGCGGATGCGGAGAGGGGAAAAGGGGGACGGCCTAGGAAGTTGGAAACGGTGGAAGAGTTCCGGGAAGTCGCAGAGCGATATATAAATTATATTAAGGATAGAGCACTTGACGGCGTGCGTTTAGTGCCTGATATAGAAGGCTTTTGCGCTTTTGCCGGGATTTCTAGGGAAACTTTGAATAATTGGGAAACTGCCCGCCCTGGCGCGTATTCTGACACAATAAAAATATTTAAGAATACCATAGCAGCATATAAGAAACAGCTCGCTTTTAATGGAGAGATCCCGCCGATCGTGTTCGCAACTGATTTTAATAATAACCACGGTTACGCGCAGGCCGCACAAAAGATAGATTTAAACGTAGGCAAACAGGCGCAGGAGTTACCAACCGCGGCGGACATTGTGCAGCGTTTACCAGTAGAAACAGGAGGCACAGACCCGGCAGAACTCCCGGACGATCTCGAAAACCTTTAAAAATGGGCGTTTTGCGGTTCGTTTTCTTTTACTTTTACGAACTCCGGCACGTTTCCGGCGGTTCTGGTGTGGCGATCTGGGGACAGGTCCGGCAGCTTGTACCCTGGGGCGGGGGTGTAGAGCGGAGCGGATCAGGGGCAGCTCACCCCTCTGAGTTCCCGAAAAATTAAAAAGCCCAAAACCACCCCAATCGTAAAATGGCAAAGAACCCTATTACCGTAAACCACCCAATTTACAATGTAAGTACAGATACGGCATCCAGATAACAGATGGAAAGTGAAAGGTTTACAAAACCCCAAAATCCAAAATCGGCGGATGCCTACCGGCATAGAAAGAGAGAAATATGGAACAAAACAAAGAAACAGTAACACAGAATAAGCAGAGAGAGGCGGAAGTATGCAGAGAGAAGAAGCAGACCGCATGGGACAAATGGAAAGAGGACACACTGCGGAAGTTCAACCGGACTGCATGACAGAGGCATACACCGTAGGGATCTCTGAAACGCATATCAGAAACAATGCAACGGTATTCCGAGTATGGCAGATGATAGAGCGCGGAGAACTTACCAGAGAAGAGGGATTGTACCTCATGGTAAATACGCTTGCGGATGAAAACCATCGTCTGAATCAAATGTGTAATGACCTCATAATGAGGATGCCGTCACGTCTGCTCGTAGAAACAATAACAGGCAAAAATTAAAAATTGGCGGAGGCTTACGCCTCATAGGAGGTAAAACCGGATGAGCAATGAAAACAGCAATTCCAAAAATTCCCCGGAAAATAAAAAGAGGTCTTGGCACAAGGAACCGTGGTATAAAAGGTTGTTCGACAAGATTTTGGTATCGTATTTTCTTCCGTGCAAGCATGAGTGGGAAGTGTTGGAAGTCCTCTGGACGCTACCTGATTACGGCGGATTTAAGTACGAGGTATGCAAATGCGGGTGTAAGAAATGCGGAGAGATAAGAATTGAGAATTTTTTAGTGTGAAATGTGGAGGTAGAGAGATGGTAAAGACGGTTGTTGCGGTTATCGTAGGGTTAGTTTTGCTCAATACAGCGTGGTTTGTATTGAAAATTGCGATTCTGATAGTGGCAGAGAGAAGAGAATACGAAAAATACAGATACAAAAGCCCTTATCAGTCTCCGCACAGAGAGGCTTTTATCATGGAGTGCTCAGACCCGAATAGCAGTCCATACGCAAGGCAGTTGGATAAGTGCATCAAAAAGATGGATAGGGAACAGAAACGCATAGCGAAAATCAAATTGAAATCAGACAAGAAACTATCGAATATGAGCATTTAGAGAATTTTGACGTATCGGAGGATGTGCGTAATGGATAGACCGGTAGAAATCACAAGAAGCTACTCAGAGTGCAAATTCTGTAATGATATTGCTGATATGTGTAATGAGATACCAGATTGTGCTCACTGCAAAAGCAAAAAAGGAACATGGATAGATACAATCACGAGCCTGCTTGGCACAAAAGCGGTTGTCATTCTGGAAGATGGCAAAGTGGAGATATATCCACTGGATAGACTTAAAGTTATCACAAAGAGGGAGAGATAATGAAAATTATTGAAGAAATTGGCGAAGCTGCAATGTTGGAACAGCTTGCCGAGGAATGTACTGAACTGGCAAAGGCGGCTCTCAAAATGGCAAGGATTATCCGCAAAGAGAATCCGACACCGGTTACTGAGAAAGAAGCCATTGCCAATATCAGAGAGGAATACACAGATGTCGTGCAGTGTGCCGGAGAACTTTCACTTACGGTTGATGAGGAACAGATGGCACGAAAACATGAGAGATGGGAGAAAAGAGTGAGGGATAGAGAATGATACCATTCAGACATTGCATAAGGGAACCGCACGGATCAGCAGTGAAATTTGAGATACTGGTAGCAACACAGAATGAGTTTCAGGTACGTTACCCAGATTACGATTATATCAAAATGGGAGCCGGACCGTCAGTGATGTATAACAGAGAACAATTACTGTGTTTCCTACTGGCATATGACAAGGCAGAGTGCCTTGAATTTATGGAAAAACTGTATCATCACATAGGATGGTCTACTGAAAAGCTGCATGAGAATCCGGCGTTTGCCGAAGTGATAAAGGAGAAAGAGGCATGATAGCACGTTTCTTACAGAATATTGTCGTAAATGACATTGAGAAGAATATGGAAATGAATATTGATAAGGGCGAAGAACTTTTTGCCATCGACAGAGGAACCCATTATGAGCTGAGAAAGGCTGACGGATGGGGAACTATGGCTCCGAAAGAGTGCGAGGGAGAATATTATGAGATCATCAAAGAATAAAAATCCGTGTTTTGATTGCCTTGCATCAGAAAAAGAAAATGAGGAAGTGTGCAAGACCATACGGGCGATATTGAATAAGCACAATAGCGTACAAGTGGATCTGAACGATCCGGGCACCATAGGAACATTAACCATAGGGGATTGTACATTTAACGTTTATCTTGGAGGTGCAACACTGAATAGGCTGTCACTTCTGCCGGACAAGGATGTATATAGGCGCGTATTCACACTGATAGAGGTGTAGGGGGATATGTATGAAAAATGAGACAAAACCACAGCTCTTTATCATGGATGAACGGCTCGGAGACCCCATACCGCTTGCAGAAATTAAGGAAATATCTGAGCCTACACTGAATGAAGAGTATGATATGCCGGATATTGCTCATCTGAAAGAGGGATTTGAAGTACCTTTTGAAGTGAAAATGAAGCAGTCTGCCATAAATAAGATATTCAGACCGTGTTTCGGCATAGAGCCGTACAGAAATCTTGATAAGTGCGGTAAGTGCGATCTGAAAAATGACTGCGTGAAAGCCAAGATAGAGAACAATTTCAACGGAATTAGAGGGAAAACCTTTAATCATAAAAGAAAATAGGAGGATAAACACATGGGCGAGAAAGAAAAACATCCTTGGAAACCACCGGAATTAGCACCGCCGATGCCGGATTTTGACGATTTTCCAATCAGTGCGTGGCTGAAAACACTACCGATACTGCCGAAAGGACTATACCCGGACGAGAAAAACTATACGGCTACGGCTGTTTCGTCAAATGAGCGGCGGAACAGAATACGAATGATCGGTGTAGAACCGCCGCCACTTCTTACAAGATTGATGGAATATGAGCGGATGGAAGTACCGAGAGTTAACCCGGAGGATTTGGAAGTGGCAAGCGTAGTCGATGTGATAGGAAAAACCATGGATAAAGTATATGATGCACAGATTGGATTGCTCCAAGAACAGGTACGTGCAAGCTGCGGTATTCCTGGAGAAGTAATGTTTGGAGACATTTTTAAGGATTTAGGATTAAAGGAGGACAATATGGATAGAAGTTTAGCTGATAAGAGATTTAAGAAAGTAACAATCGAGTGTGAAGATGGTAGCACTTACGCAGGAAAGGTCGCTCATATTTGTGGCAGTCCTTACCGCTATAACAATCTGTGCGTTGAGGCAATGATCGAGGATAAACCTATTGCTGCATACGGAATTGAAAACGTAATATTCCAGAATCCGGCAACAATCGTGTTCTGGTCTGACGGCACAAAGACGGTCGTAAACTGCATGGATAATGTGGAAACCAAAAAGAAGATTGTGAACGGCAAGGAAGTAATCATTCGCAAACCTAGAAAGTGCGATACCTACTCCAAAGAGGCAGGACTGGCTATGGCTATTGTTAAGAAGTGGGCCGGTAACAACGGAAATTACAACAACATCTTCCGTAAATTCATTCCTGAGATGGCAGAGGAAGAAAAGGCTGCCAAGAAAGCCAAAAAGGAACAGAAAGCGGAGAAGTAGATATGACATTAAGAGAATTGGCAAAAGGCTATGACGGAGATGTGTTGATTAAAGCCTATGAGAATGAAAAATCAAAGATTCCTACGGCGATCATGCAGAGTTCGGTCACGGATGCAATAAAGGATGAGATATTGGATAGAGAGATTTACAGTTATGCAATGGCCTATCAGTCGTTGTTCACATCAAATCTAAGAGTGAATTTTGCAGCCGCACCGGAAGAAACGGAGGAAACCACATGAGAACCTATTTTTTTGACACAGAGTTTACTGGTCTGCGTAAGGACACAACTCTTATCAGCATAGGAATTGTCTCAGACACAGGAGATAGGTTCTATGCAGAGTTGACGGACTATGATGAGGGTATGTGTGATGAATGGATTGAGAAGAATGTTCTCGATCATTTGGTTTTGAGTGGCAATGCGGAGTTAGAAGAAAGTCTGGCAGCAGACAATAAAACAACGACTGTAATCGGCAGTAAGGAAGATGTTTGTTGCGAACTTATGGAATGGCTTGAAATGGACGCTAATTTTGACAGTGATTATGCTGCGGTATTCGTTTCAGATGTCTCGCATTACGATATGGTGTTACTGATTGACTTATTGGCAGGAAACGCTATGAAGTTGCCTGAGTTTATTACACCGGCTTGTCACGACATCAATCAGGATATTGCAACGATGCTTGATATTTCAGAAAAGGCAGCTTTTGACATTTCGAGAGAGCAGCTCCTTACAGACAGAGGAATTGATTTGCCGAAAGGTCAAAAACACAATGCACTCTACGATGCGGAAGTTATCAAAGCGATATATGAGGACTTTTTCTCCGTGGGGGGGGGTAAAACAGGGAGGTAAGAATGGATAAGGGACAAATCTTAATGGATTACCGCTTGGCGAAGAACCATAAGAGACAGATACCCATTCTTGCGGACTTGAATGCGTGCGACACGCAGACAATAGTAGAAATTCTGGAAGAGGGCGGTTACAAGCGTATGTTCAATACGAATGGTGTGGATATTTCCGTGAAGAAAACAGAGATTGAGCAAAAGTATTCTTCCGGGGAATCCATAGCCGCCCTTGCAATGACATATCACATTTCAAAGAAACAGATTAAGGTACTTCTCGGAGTAGAAGAGACGGAGGAAAAGGGAACCATGTCTGAGCAGGAAATGATAAAGAAACTCGGAGAACTTACGAGCGAGGTTGAAAAACTGAAAGCAAACAAGAAATCTCTGGAAGAAAGAAATGCGAAAGTAGAAAAAGAGAATGATAATCTGAGGAAACAGATTGAACAGCTTGAAAGTTTCAATGCAGAGCTGAATGCCACAGTCAAGGAACAGACTGAAATGCTGAATGGTGGAAAATTATATGAGGATTATCAGGAAGTTTGCATTAAGAACAGCAAGCTCAACGCAACGGTTGATGTTCTGGTAGAGAAAATCAGTATGTTAAAGGCGGTGGGCTGTCATGGATAATGGAATGGAACTCAGAGTGAAAGATTATTGTGCTTTCTGCCCTGATTTTGAAGCTGACGTTGATAAGGTTGATATTACTGTATTAGAGGATCAGACCCAAAAGGTATTAACCACAATCAGATGTGAACACGCCGAAAAGTGCGAAAGAATATACGGAAGAATACAGGAGGGCAGAACCAATGAAACAACGGTGGTACAAAGTAGTGTTTGAAACCATTGAGAGAAAACCAATCCGCAGAACTGTTACCGTATGTAGCACGGACAGTGTTCATGCGTCTGCTCTGGTATATCAGCAGTTCGGTAGAAAGAAAATCAAGGTAAAATCTGCCAAGAAAGTAAAGGAGAGCGAATGATGGATAATTTGAACTTGAAACCGAAGTCCCCGGATGAAGTAAAAACCATGATGTGGACTGGGGAAAATCAGCGTGAAATGTTCGATCTGCTTACTTGCGGTAAGAAAATTGATGATTATATGACTGCCAGCGGAGAGAACTTTTTCATAGACCATAGCACCGTAAAAGGTGGGCTGGTACTCATTACCAACGTAGGAAATCAGTGCAGATGCGAAATACCGGTAAAGATAGGGGACTATGTGTGTGGCCGCAGATATGGAGACAAATGGTGCTTTTCAGTTGCAGACGGTACGGCTTTTGAGAACAACACTTGCGGAACCATTGAAAAGAGAGAGAAAAAAGGGAAACCGATAGATGTATTCAAAAGTCAGGAACAGTTAGAAGAGTGTCTAAGAGAGTGGCAACACAGATTATTCCTTGATGGGTGGTTGATACTGGCACACGTTAAGGATAAGATTATGAACCCTAACGGAGAAGAGGTAATTGACGCTGCCGGATATAACACATTCATATTTGAATCCAGTCAGGCAAACATCCAGTTACTCAGTGATGAATCTTACAAAGAGAACAATACACTGTTCAAACACTGCATGGAAAAGGATCTTGTGCATGAACTTTTACATTGCAAGTACGATTGGATGGGATGCCAGGGTGGAACCTATGAGGGCGTGTATCTGGATGCGACCGAACACCAGAAACTAGAGGAAATGGCAAAGAGTCTTATCATGGCAAAATATGGTGTCGGTTATGATTACTTCATGTGAGGCGCAATATGACAACGGTGGTGGTCTATAAGACCGATACAAAAGAAGTTCTGGCAGCTATTCCGATGGACGGCGGAGATGCCGTCTGCCGGAATGATGTGGAATTTCAGATTTACAACGGAACAGAGCCAATATTCACGGAAACTCCCAGAGGAATCGTATTGGAAGAAAACAAATTTATGATAAAGATGGAGGACAACAACAATGAAAAATAAAGGAACATGGATTATTGTCGGCATTGTAGCCGCATTTGTATTACTGATTGCAGGAATTTTCGTAACCACGAACAACAGAGCCATCTCGTTAGAGGAACAGGTTCTTACGGCGGATTCTGATGTGCAGACACAGGAGAAACGCAGAACCGATCTCATTTACAATCTGGCAGACTGCGTAAAGGAATACGATAAGCATGAGGCAGATACACTTCTGGCAGTTGTTGACGCAAGGAATAATGGCGGTGTGGATATTGAGAATGTCACAACTTCCATTGCTGCGGTTGCGGAGCAGTACCCGGAACTGAAATCGAATGAAAATTACAAAGAGCTTATGAATGAATTGTCTACGACTGAAAACCTGATTGCACAGTACAGACAGTCTTACAACAATGAAGTCCGGGCATACAAGAAATATGTGCGTAAGTTTCCTCATAAGCAAATCTTAGGAATGATGGGATATGAGGTTATCAATTATTCATATTTGGAATACAACACAGAGGACAGGCAGCCGGTAAGCAATCTGTTTGGAGAATAAGCCTATGAGAAAATGGAGTACGATAATCTACTCCGGCAGTGGTTGGGATTTGACGGTGCGAGAACTCATGTTCAGCATCGTCATTATCCTTGTCATGCTCACGGGTGGATTTTTCATCAGCGAAAAGATTTCTTCCTCGTGTGACAACAAAAATGAGGAATATTATCAGGCAATCAAGATTGATAATGATGCAGAACAGTTCCAGTATGGAATGAGAACCAATGTAGGTAATGCGTTTGTAAAAGGAACTCTGTCGGTTGTAGATCCGGTTACTGACCCTGATATTGCCGGAGAGTATGCCTATATCGAAGTCCGGGAGGAACATTACAACCAACACACCAGGCAGGTAGCACATACAACCACGGTAAACGGAAAATCCCACACATATTACACAACGGAAACGTATTATTCGTGGGATTATTACGACAGTTGGGAGAAACATAGCGAAAAGGTATCATTTCTTGGCGTTGAATTTCCATACGGCACAATATCCATGCCGGGAGACTATCATATAGACACACAGAAGAAATCAAGCAGCGTGCGGTATAAGTATTACGTGATAAACACTGCCTACGATGGTGTCATTTATACAGAACTGAAAGATAACACGATAAGCAATGGCAGCACGTTTATTCAGACGGACACATTGGATAGTGCCGTGGATTACATGGTAAGCAGCAGTACGGCGATGTTGGTCGGATTCTGGATGTTATGGATTGTCGTTATAGGAGCTGCGGTGTATGGATTCTGCTATTTGGATAACAAGTGGTTGGAGGACGAGTGATGTTCATAGTAAATCAGGATAGAGACACTACAATCAATTTGAATAACGTAAAAGAAATATTCGTAAGTCAGGAACGAATATTTGCGGACAACACAGTGATTGGGAAGTATAAGACGGAAGAAAGAACAACTCAGGTTTACAATGAAATGCTGCAAATCTTATTCTCCCCATATATGATGTTAAAAAATGCAGAATTACCGCCGGATGCAATGAAAAACTTTGCAAACGGAAATGTGATTCTGCTGAAAAGTGCGGACAGAGAGCCGGACGTGAAGTTTTATGACAATGGATTATATTATATGCCGGAGGAATAGAGATGAAAGATTTGATTTTTGCACTTATATGGTTTGTGGTACTGGGAATTTATATCTTTGTGAGTTGGAAAGATGCAAAGTCCAACAACGATGTGAAAAAGGAAATCACACAGATGAACGAACTGCTCTTAGAACAGAATACACAGCTCAGAAAGCAGAACGATCATCTGAATATGGTTATCCTGAGTGTTTGCAGTAAGAGCGTGAGAGACAGGCAGCAGAAGAAAGATGGTAAAACCAATGATGAGACAGAGAAAGAGAAACAATAAGCCACATTGGCGAAAAAGACCACAGAGGAAGTTACAAGATCAACCAATGCCGGAACCGTCCGTTGAATTTCAAAATACCTACACTTTCAGACCGATAGAGACGTATCAGGTGTGCAAACGCCTTGATATATTCCAAGCCGGTCGAGAGGATATGGTAGGTTTTGTACATAGGGAAATGGCACAGGAAATGGGTATGAAACTTGCACAAGACGGAATACTCGCATTTGACACAGAACCAGATCTTATGAACTGCGGAATTGTTGTCAGGGCAAGGGTTGATGTAATAAGACCGATGTAAAAATACAGAGCCGTGTAGAGCCGTGAGAAAGGATGAATTTTCATGGCTCAACTGTCGAACAGAGATATTATCATACGGCTTTTGAAAAGTGATCTGAGTGATTATGACAATCTCCTGTCTTTACTCGGAATGGCAAATGAAGTCCTCAGTGAAGATAAAGAACTGTCAAAGAAATTGGCAAACAAGGTTCGATTCCTTGCACTGAGGCTTTGTTCCACAGGAGATATAAAGTATTACAACCTCTATAATCAGGCTTTGTTATTCTTGGCACAGAAACATAAGGACTTCGATTCTTACTTACTGTATGTGGAGAAAGACAGAGACCCAGAGGACAGATACTATCAGCCGAGAAGAAATAAGATTTACTGGCTTGTACAGAAGATGCAACGGCTCATTGATGATGAGTTGGATATTCTGTCAATATCAATGCCACCCGGAACCGGTAAGACCACACTGGGAGAGTTCTTCATATCGTTTGTGATGGGGCATTATCCGAACACACCAAACCTTATGTCCTCTCATTCTGGATTTATGACGAGAATGTTCTATGACGCAGTTCTCAACATTATTACCAGTAATGAGTATTGTTGGAGCGATGTGTTCCCGGATGTGATATTTGAGGGAAACAATGCAAAAGAGGAAACGATCAACCTTGGAAGATGGCAGCCTTTTAAGACACTGACCTGCAGACCAATCAGAGGTTCACTTACCGGTGTTACCCGATGCGAGGGATTCCTGTATGTGGACGATTTGGTTTCCGGTATCGAAGAGGCATTGTCGATTGATCGTCTGGATAAGCTGTACGGAGAGTACACGACAGACCTTAAATCCCGTAAAAAGAAAAAGGCAAAGGAAATCCACATTGCCACACGTTGGAGCGTCCACGATGTCATAGGACGGCTTGAAAGGATGTATGAGGGCAATCCAAGGGCAGAGTTCATTGCCGTGCCTGATATTGACCCTAAGACCGGAAAGAGCAACTTCGACTATGATTACGATGTCGGATTTGACGAGAAATACTTCCATGACATGGAGATGTCTATGGATGATGTTTCATACCGTTGCCTGTACAAGAGTGATCCTATTGAGAGAGAGGGTATTCTGTATCATCCGACAGAATTACAGAGATACCTCGGAGGACTGCCTGACAGAGAACCGGATTCCATATTGGCAATCTGCGATACTAAGGACACCGGTACAGACTACAACTTCCTCGGAGTTTTCTATCAGTATGGAGACAGATATTATCTGGAAGATCTGGTATTCAAGAATATCGATCCGGGAACTCTGGACGAACTCAACTCAGATATGCTTGTGAAACATCATGTGCAGCAGGCACAGTTTGAGAGCAACAAAGAGGGTAGCCGTACCGCCAATGAGGTAGAACGCCTTGTAAGAGAAAAAGGCGGCAGATGCCATATTACGAAGAAATACACGACCCAGAACAAAGAGACCAAGATCATTGTCAATTCTTCATGGGTTAAGGAACACGTTATATTCAAGGATATTACAGAATATGAACCTAAGAGTGATTACGGTGTGATGATGTCATTCCTTTGCAGTTACACACAGCTTGGAAAGAATAAACACGATGATGCACCGGACGCATTGGCAATGTTCGCACAGTTTGTAGATGCTCTTCTCGGCGGAGAGGGACAGGTAATGAAGAGAAGCGAACTCGGAATATAGAGAAAGGGATAGCATGAGACAATACAGTTTCGCCACCAACTTAAAAAGAGAGAGACAGAATTTAGAGATTACACAGAAAGAACTTGCGGATGGGGTTCATGTTTCACAAAATACCGTGAGCGATTGGGAGTTATGCAAATGTTATCCTCCAATCGACAAGATATACGACATAGCGAATTTTATGAAAATTCCTGTAAGCAAGTTGCTTTCTGACACACAGGAGAATGGCTGTAAAGTCGAATAAACACCAGAAATTAAAATTTTTTGAAAAAATTGTTTATTCCACTTGACAAACAATGTTCAGTAGGCTATACTACGACCATACCAAGTGACACGGACATAAGTTAAGCGGAGTGAACACAAGGTATTTGGCATTAAAGTTTCTCCTAACCATTACGGCACAGCAACAGCGCCGTAATATGGGAAGTAAGCTAACTCGGTAGAAGCGATGGACTGAAAATCCATAGGAGTTGGTTCGACACCAACACTTCCCATTTAGGAATTGTTGTTCCCCGACAGCAATCCTACATCGGAGAGTTCACGATTATGATGAACCTCCGAAACCTCACATGGAATCTCCCTAAGCGTGAGGTATGGACCATTAGCTCAGTTGGTTAGAGCGTCCGGCTCATAACCGGATGGTCCGGGGTTCAAGTCCCTGATGGTCCACGCATGGCAATCCGGCACTTTCCTAGGAAGTGAAGCCACGCCGAGGTACACCGGAGGATGTAAGGCGGCTGAGTGCAGCGGTGCAAACAAAAACGGGATGTTCACTGCATGACCGTGACGGCTACCAGAGGTAGCAATACAAATGGAAAAGGAGAATGAAATGAGTATCATTTTGACAATCATCGGTATTGTACTTTTCTTCGGCGGTATCATTGCCGGATATTCGATGAAACAGTATGAAGTCGAGGAAAAGGGAAATGAGAAAGCAAAATTTCCAAAAGGTTTTGTTATTGTGGCACTCATTGGTCTGATTGTATTCGGAGTAGGAAATTCACTTGTGATTATACCGACCGGATATACCGGAGTTAAGAGCACATTCGGACAGATTGATGAGACAACAATACAGAATGGTGCAAACTGGAAGATTCCATTCATCCAGAAGATTGAGAAAGTCAACAACAAGCAGCAGGACATTGTATTTGACGGACAGATTTGGTCTGAAACATCAGAAAGAACAGCACTGTATTATGACGGCATCACAGTTACATACCAGATCAACCCGGAAATGTCTGCATGGATTTATGCCAACGTCAGCAACTACAAGGAAAACCTTGTGACGCAGACACTTGTGGCTTCCGCAATCAAGACAAGCAGTAAGTCCTTGACCTCAACGGATGCAACGAACAGAGGGATTGTAGAACCAATTTCTATGCAGAACATCCAGAAAGCCCTCAACGAGAAGTACGGAGAGGATGTTGTAATCATCAACAAGGTAGTAATTGCAAATACTGATTTTGAGGACAGTTACAATCAGGCAATCGCTGAAAAACAGACTGCACAGTTAGCTTACGAACAGCAGCAGATTGAAAATCAGAAAAAGATTGAAGCCGCTGAGGCAGATGCCAAGGTAAAAACTACTCAGGCACAGGGCGAAGCTGATGCTGCCGTTATTAAAGCACAGGGAGAGGCGGATGCCAATAAGCTGTTGAATGATTCGCTGACGGATAAGATTTTGCAGCAGATGTATTTGGAGAAGTGGGACGGCGCACTGCCGAAAGTGTCTCTGTCTGATGGCACAGACACAATCGTAGACATTGGAGATCTTTCATCAACAACGGAGGTACAGAGCAATGAATAAAGCTGAATTAGTACAGGCTATGGCTGAAAGAGCCGGACTTTCCAAGAGTGATGCTGAAAAGGCACTCAACGCATTTGTGGAGGTTGTCGGTGGAGAACTCGGCAAAGGTGAAAAGGTACAGTTGGTCGGTTTCGGTACGTTTGAAGTAACTGAGCGTGCTGCCAGAATCGGAAAGAATCCTCAGAACGGAAAAGAGATTACCATTCCGGCTTGCAAGGCACCTAAGTTCAAAGCAGGCAAGGCTCTGAAAGATGAAGTGAATCGCTAAATGATCGGAGCGAACTTGGTGTAGTGTGGTGGTTCGATTCCACCTGTGGGCGTAGCTCTTGCGATTAAGGTTCCCACCGCTTCTTTCCTAATGTTCTTGGCGATACAAAGAAAATTCCGGGCGAACGGCAACGATTGGTGGTGTTGCGGCGGACTGTAAATCCGTTCCCTCGTGGTAAACATTGGAGGTTCAATTCCTCTTTCGCCCATTTAGGTAGATTGCAACCTATCCACATTGAATGTTTTGGACGCGGACAGACTTTCTTTGCGGAGAACAGCAAGAACCTGGTTATGATTTTGGCGGTTGAATGGATCCTATCTTCCAGACAAAAAGCAACAACCGCACCGGTTCGGTTAGTCAAGCGGTCAAGACACTACCCTTTCACGGTGGAAACATGGGTTCAAATCCCATACCGAACACTTCGGTTGAATTACGCTGACTGTTTACAGTTGGTTTAGTATTCACTGATAATTAGTTTTGGCGAAAGCCGTGGGAAGCAATCGGAAAATAGGGAGATTGCAAAGCTCATTGACGAGGCTTATTTGAGCAGTCAGGGAAAGCCGACAGGACTTAAAATTGGAGAGCTTGCGTAAGTCACGCTAAAGACCACTGTTGCAACGGTGCCTACGATAGCATAACTGGAAATGCCACGGACACCATGCCGGGGAAAGTGGGGTTCAACTCCCCACCGTAGGACGAGCGGATTTCTTAACTGATTTTCTTAGTCCGGCTTTAACAGGAAAGAAAATTGGCGGTGGCGAGGTTCCGGTGATCACCAAGTGCTTTTACATTACCAAGAGTTTTCAAGAAAAACTCCGGTGCGGAAAATTTACTGCTTAGAGTGCATGAGCGTTACAGCGATTTAAGCGGCGGTGGAAACTTCCGAGAAAGACCTGATTACAGATGTGCGTGAGCCGTAACCAATCGAGCCGTCATGCTTAGTCAGGCGCAGAGGAATGTAGTAGAGGCTGAGAACTGCGATAACAACGTACATCAGAGGTAAGGCGATAAAGAACTGGACTCGTCAGAGGTTCTTTGAGTATGTAGTCGGTGGATTATGAGAACCATGTGGAGGGGTGTAAGGTCCGAGAACCACATTAAAAAATGAAATACCTTTGTTGGCAACTGTCTTACACGTTGCATCGGTTCGGTAGTGGCAACCATCCAAGCTGCCGCCGGACTGCATTGGGGTATAGCTCAGATGGATAGAGCACAACACTACGGATGTTGGTTAGCGCAGGTTCGAGTCCTGTTACTCCAATAATGGCTTGTAGCTCAGTGGTAGAGCGTCTGACTGTTAATCAGAATGTCGTGGGTTCGATCCCCACCTTGCCAGTTGGAGACACTTGACTTACTCTTTCAAAGCACTCCACAAAAAGGTTACGAAAGGGCGTTTACGACCGGCGGGTAGAGGAGCTCCGACTTGTACGTTACCAAGGGAAAACTACTCTGCCGTGTGTCCGGTTGGTCGAGGGTGCAGTCTTGAAAACTGTCTGGATGTAAAAGTCTCTGGGGTTCAAATCCCTAACACGGCGTATGGTGCATTGCCGTAATGGTAGCGGAGCGTCTTGCTAAGTCGTCCTGCAGAAATGCAGTACAGGTTCGATTCCTGTATGCACCGCTATGAAACCGTATTCCACCGGTGGAGGAGGTTTCAGAATTGGATAGTAGGCAGTAAAGGGTAACTGCAATATTAGTACGGTTGAGGAAAAGGTGCGTCCCGATGTGGCAACAGCGCAAAGTGCAGTGATTGGAATAAGCAGGAATGGCAGCCACCCACCTTTGATACGATAGGTTCAAAAATCCGTACGCACCAAACACATGAGGTAATCTGCGACTATCGTAATATTCCAGTGTAAGGTCCGATTCCTTACCTATCCAATCCCGGTCCGGAACGGGACAATAAGCCTAAAGGCGTAGACAGAGAGGAAGAAAGGTATGATATTACAAACAATTAAAAAGGGTGTCAGAAATGATACCTTTGAGGAATCCCAGGTTATTCAGTGTTTTGACGTTATTATCGAAAAGGATATGCTTCAAATATCCAACGCTGAATCCTCAGACGAAGAATTGGAAATCAGACAGAAGAATTTCAACAAGGCAAAGGAACTTATTGGTGCTACTGGATTGTGCAGAGATAACATTATTTGGTATCTTGGCGATCCACCATTAGAGAAGAATGTTTCACTCACGGTGGTTACTTTAGATACAGTTACTTATGTGTATAGCCGCATTGGTATTCCTGATACTATGGTATTCATTCTGAATAATTCTGGAAAGACAATATCCAGAGTGTTATAAAAAGCCGTCCTGACTTCGGACGATAAACCAGTTGGGTTAGAGAGATTTCCCGAAAGACATTTCCTATCGACATTGCCATTGGTCTCGGCAAAACCGCCAATAGGGGGCATTAAGCGGGTGTACGGAAATGTTTAATCAAGTCCGCCGGTCACATACTGTCGTAGTTAGCACCGGTTAAGTGAGGGACGCAAGGAACGACATAGCGGAACTTACAAGGTAGCCTAGGGGCGAGGTTACATCATGGCGGAGTGGAGCAGTGGTAGCTTGTCGGGTTCATGCCCCGGAGATCATAGGTTCAAATCCTATTCGCACAACTATTTAATTACAGAAAGGAGCAGCTATATTGGAAACGGAAAACGTATACTGCCCTGTATGTAAGGCACGGGCAAACCGTGAAAAACTTCTTTTCAAGAAAGCACCCGGAGCATCCGGCACGATTTTCATAAACTGCCGTGGGTGTAAGGAAGTAATAAAAATAGAATTAAGCAAAGAGCCTTTGAGCCGGTTAAGTCATAAGTAGACTTGATCGGTTCTTTTGTTTTATTCGGAAAGGGGAAACTTCATGTACGCAAGCAACCGTCCGACTCTCGGTAGGCGAATGTTAATGACTGATGAGAGGGAGATAACGAAAGACAATATTATACAGGTTGTGTCAAAAGCATTTATGGAACATCAGGAAAATGTTGCCGAGGAAGTATACCTTTTTGAGTATGAGAGAGGAAATCAGCCAATTCTCAACCGTGAAAAGAAAATCAGATCGGACCTCAATGCCACAGTCGTAGAAAACAATGCTTCAAAGATTGTGGACGTGCATCTGGGATATTGTTTTTCCAACCCGATTACTTTCGTACAGAGAGCAAAGATAGAGCCTACAAAGAAACAGAAGAGAGCCTTATTCGGCTTCTTAAAGAAAAAGGACGAGGATAACGGAGAGAACATTGACGATTTGAAAATCGCCATGCTCAACAAAATGATGCAGGAACAGAGCAAAGCGGCAAAGGACATTGCCCTTGGAAGAAATCTGTTTATCTGTGGAGTCGGTTACCAGATGATGTTGCCGAACAGAAATCCAAGCCGTTATTCTCCATTTGAGCTTTTGGTTCCGAGTCCACTGACAACATTCGTGGTGTATTCCAATGATGCGTACAGAGAACCGGTGCTTGGATGTACCTACTTCATACACGATGATGGAACCATCACTCTAACAGCATATTCAAGTAGATTCTGTTACACCATTGAGCATGAGCTTAATACAACGGATTATCATTTGAAAGAGAATATCACTCCGAACCCACTGAGAAGAATACCGGTCGTAGAATTTGCATTGAATGACCGCATGGGTATCTTTGAAAAGGTTATCCCGCTCATGGATGCCATGAACCTTGTGGATTCAGACCGTATCAATGATATATTGCAGCACGTTCAGTCCCTACTTTGGATGCACAACTGCCAAGTAAATGAAGAGGGTAAGAAAAATCTCGTTGACGGCGATGGTGTCATTATGACAAAGAGTACCGGAGACGGCAAGGAAGCAAAGATTACCTACCTCAATCAGACATTGAATGAGAGTGAGGTACAGAAACTTGTGGATCATCTCAATTCCCAGTTGGAGCAGATTACTTCTACTCCGTCATGGCAGGAAGCAAGCGGCGGCTCTACCACAGGAGCAATGCAGTTATCCAACGGATGGCAGTGTTTGGAGATTTCTGCAAAGACCGTTGAGCAGTTATTCACTGAGCCGGAAATGCAGATTATTGATTTGGCAATAGAGATAATCAAGGCAGATCAGAGACCGTATGACGGTCTGAAAGATATAGAGACGGCAGACGTTGAAATACGTTTCTGCAGAACCAAGACATACGATCTGGTGTCTAAAACAAACTCCCTTGTTGCATTACTTAATGCCGGAGTAGACGGTCTCACTTCATTCAATACTGTTGGATTGTTTACAGATCCTCAGCAGGCATGGGTTGACAGTAAGAACATTATTGATGGCATCCAGAAGAAACTTGCATCCAAGGAAGAGAAAACACAGCAGCCGAACCCTAACGCCTATAAGGATGATGAGGGGAACGGCGGAGAGAACAACGAGGAAAAGGATAAGACAGAGGAATCAAAGCAGCCGAGCAAAACGGCAATGGTAGAAGAATAGGCGGTGTGATATATGTATGATCCGGTACAATACTTTGATGAAATGAATATCCTCAAAGATGATAAGCTCCGCCGGATAAAGACCGCCAAGGAATTTATCAATGCCCTTGTTGATTTCTTCGCAGCACAGTTTATGAATCTTCTCTCCGGGATATTCCTTTACGAGAAGTCGAGTTCTGATTATGAAAATGAGCTTATGGATCTTTATTTTGCCATGGCTCCTGAATATCAGTACGAGACGGAGGTAAGAGAAAAGGCATACAGATTTGCAAAGTACATCCAGGAGGCAACCGAAAGAGCGGTAGCAAACGCCAACGGAAACGATGATTATAAAATGTCTCGCATGACCGGTGGCATTATGAAAGAAGAGGATGTTCCAAAGAGTGTTAAGCGGATGTTCTCGGAAGTCAGAGCAACCGAGATTGCCTTAAATGAAACCAACTGGATATATAACTGGATCAATCATCAGAACCTTGCCGAGAGGCAGGACACCCATACATGGGTAAGCATGAGAGATGAACGTGTCCGGGTAAGCCATTGGGAGGCTGACGGGCAGACAGTTCCGATAAATGAGCCTTTTACCATCAATGGGTACAAAATGATGTTCCCACTTGATGATAGTATGGGCGCACCGATAGATGAAATAATCAACTGCCGGTGCGTAGAATTATAAATTAGGAGGTAGAGCCAATGGCAACAGCAAGCAAAAAGACGGCAGCAGGCAAGAAGAAAATGGACGATAAGAAGAAAGTAGCAGCTTCCAAAAAGGAGACTGCGAAGAAATCTTCTGATAAGAAAGCGGCAGCTAAGAAGTCCACTGCAAAGAAAACTACTGCCAAAAAGGCAGCAAAGAAAAACTAACTTCATACAGTTAGAGCCTATGAGCCGGATGTGATGATGAATCGTGTCCGGCTCATTTTTCGGTTATTCAGGGAGAAATCCCTATCACATAACGGGTTAGAGAAAATCCTTACAAAACGCATACAACTATTGTCTTGCAGAGACGCAAGTAAAAAAACGCAGAAATTTATACGGAGAGAACCGTTCAAACGCAGGAGGTCAATTATGGCAGATGTAAACAGTACAGCAACTCAGAACCAGACACAGCAGCAGACTCAGACAGAACCGCAGAAACAGCCTACTACTCAGGTTTCCGGTACACAGCAGCAGACTCAGACAACCAAGCCGGAGGATAACAGCAACGGCAATGAACTTACAGTTGAAAGCCTTATGGCACAGCTTGCGCAGGAAAAGGCCAATAATGCCAAGTTAAAGTCTGACAATGACAAGTTATGCACATCCGAGGGCAATCTGAGAAAACAGCTCAGAGCTAAGCAGACAGCCGAGGAACAGGAAGCGGAAGCAAAGGCAGAACAGGCGGCACAGAGAGATGCCTATGTCAAGGAACTGGAAAAGTTCAAGTCGGTAACAGAATCATCGGAGCGTTACTTAGGAATGGGTATGCCTACCGAAATGGCAAAAGCAACAGCAACGGCAGAGTATGAGGGAAATATGGATGTCGTTACTGGAAACATCTCTAAGTTCATGGCAGAGAGGGATAAGCAGAAAGAGTCTGAAATCCGCGCACAGTATTTAGCTCAGATGCCTACACCGCAGTCTGGAAACGTAGGCCAGGTTGACTATTCAGCACAGATCAAGCAGGCAATGGACGCAGGCGATACACAGGCCGCCGTTCTTGCAATATTAAGTCAAAATGCCGCTAACAATCAGCAGGCATAACTTTTAAGGAGGTAATGAATTATGGCACAGGGCACAGCAACATCATTCGCTGTTCCTAATTTTAGCGGAATGTTATTCGCTAAAGGGCAGCAGGCAACACCGTTCTCTACTATGATTGGCGCAAGACCTCTTGTAACCAATCATGTAGAGTTTACTTGCGGTCAGGAGTACAACACAGAAACAGGCGAACAGCCTAAGATTTCTGAGACAGCATCCCTTACCGCTCCACAGCCGGAAATCGTAACCAGAAGTCAGCTTACCAACGTAACTCAGATCTTCCAGAAGTCCGTAGCGATTTCTTATGGAAAGCAGAGCAACATGGGTACACTGCAGGGTATCAACGTAGCCGGTCAGCAGGCAAATCCTATGGATGAACTTGCGTTTCAGGTATCTCGTAGAATGGCGAAGATCGCACAGGATATTGAGTACACTTTCATCAATGGTAAGTATGCGAAAGCTACTACTGATGCAGAGGCAAACCAGACCAGAGGACTTCTGACTGCGATTACAACCAACATACTCGATCTCGCAAAGAAACCTCTTACCTACTGGCTTGTAGCAGAGGGATTAAAGTCCATTCACGATCAGGGAGCAAAGACAGATAACATCGTTCTCGGTGTAGATGCAACCACTATGTTGCAGCTCAACCTTGACGCTCAGCAGAACAACCTGACTATCGTTCCTCTCGGAAGAGAAGTAAACGGTATCAAGTTACAGACCGTAGTAACCCCTCTTGGAGAGGTGGCAGTCGCATTGTTCGATACCATGCCTGCCGGCACTGCCGTTCTGTTCGATCCGTCCATCATGGCTCCTGTTCATCAGATGGTTCCTGGTAAGGGTAATTTCTTCTTAGAGCAGCTTGCTAAGACAGGCGCAGGAGAAACTTATCAGATCTTCGGTCAGATCGGTCTGGATCACGGTCCTGAGTGGATGAGTGCGAAGTTCACTAATATTTCCACAGATCTTCCTAGCAAGATCACGGCAAACGGTACAACAGGTGCAGGGGGGGAATAACAGGTCATACCCTTAACGGTAGTTCCGAGGTAGTTGATTCTTCTGTTTCCACATCAACGGATGCGGTTTCAGAAGAGACGGCTACTGACAAGAAATACACAGAGGAAGAACTTAACGCTCTGACAGTAGCACAGATTAAGGCTATCGCAACGGAACGTGGGTATGACATGAAAGAAACCGTAAAAGCAAAGTTGATCGCAGAGTTTTTAACTCAGCAAGGGTAAGAAAGTGAGGACGGATTATGGACGCTAAATTGTTGAAAGTCATTTTAGATGATGAAACTCTCACTGACGAACAGATTGCCGTCCTCCTTGTGAAAGCTCAGAAACAGGCTGCAAATCAACACTTTTGGGCGGATGATGATATTCCGACAGAGGCAGAGTTGGAGAGATTTTATAACCGGTATGAGTTTGAAATCTATGATTTGGCGAAAGCCATAAACTCTGATGATGCGAGGGGCGGACTTGTATCTCACACAGAGCTTGGAGTTACCCGGAACTGGGGGCAGACAGGTAAGAAAGATATTGAGTTGGCCTTGGCAAAGATTCCACCCAAAACCTATGTCGGTCTGTTAAGGAGGGATGGCAATGCCGAAGCTGAGACTTAAAGACCTCAGATTGAACCAAGTTCCTTTTTATTACCAGACCTATGACGGAACGGTGGATGAAGTGGACGAGGATGGCAACCTTACCGGGGAGAGTATACCGAAGTATTCAAATCCGGTTCGTGTGCTTGCGAGAGTAAGTCCGAACTCAGGAAATGCCGAGGACTCCCCATTTGGTAAAGATATTGTCTACGACAAGACCATATCAACCGTACAGAAATTGCCGATTGATGAATACTCAAAACTCTTCATAGATGTGGTTCCTATTCTCAACGAGGACGGTTCCACAGATACAGAACCGGATTATATATGTGTCTGCCCGAAACATGATTTGCAACAGAATCTATGGGCGATACGGAAGATTAAGGGGAATATCCATGCAGGACAAAATAACGATCAATCCCTTTGACCCGGACAGCATAGATGAGGCTATTAAGAAACTGGAAAAGCGGAAAGAGCGTATACACAAATGCGCAGAGAAACTTATACAGAGGCTTACAGACCTCGGAGTTGAAAAGGCACAGGAGTTAGTTCCGGTTGATACCGGTACGGCAAGATCTTCCATTATCGGTTATCTGGATGAGGCAGAGGGAGTTGGAATAATAAGTGCCGGAGGGTACTGCAAGTACATTGAGTTCGGTACTGGCGTAAAGGGTAGGGACAGTTCCCACCCAAGCGAAGAGTACAAGGCAATAATGAACTGGGCGTACAATTCCGGGGCAACAATCTTTACCACGAAAGACGGCAGAGAGGGTTGGTATTATCCGGCTGATGATGGCACATGGCGATTTACAGAGGGTATGCCGTCAAGACCGTTCATGTATGAGACGGCGCAATATCTGAGGAAAGAAGCACAAAAAATAGCAAGCGAGGTATTCAAGGATGGTTAAGGACAATGTGAATTTGTATTTTACGAACCTCCTGAAAGACTTGCAGAAACAATACAGCAGTTTGAAAGGAGGACAGGTGTATAAAGCTACACCGCCGTCATTCCCTTATATGTATTTCAAACAGATAGGCGGAGACGGAGCATTATCCACACTTTCAAATACAGAGGACGGTATCAATCTTGGATTGGAAGTCAAATTCTACTCCAATAAATCCGCCTCAGAAGTGCGGAAGTTAGCAAATTCCGCAAGGGAATATATGGTAGGGATTGGATTTCATTGCGACTACTTCTCCCCAGTGGAGAATGTAAGCGATACTTCCATTTCACAATTCCTTACCCGGTTCTCAAAACTGGAAACATGATTAACTCCATCGGCTAGGGTCGCTCCCGAAAAGCACTCGCCTGGTGTCTGCCGGTGGTTTTAATAAATTCAAGGCTTTACCTCTTAGGCAAAGGAAAACACAAGGAGGTAGAACGAAGATGGCAAAATGTACGAACGTCACTTATCTGATGAAGAAAAAGGATGCCGATACCACATTTGAAAAACTGCTCGACATTACAGAGTACCCGGATCTCGGTGGAGAAAAGGAAAAACTCGATGTAACCACTCTTTCTGATAAAAAGAAGAGAACCATCAACGGTATTGAAGATACCGGAGATCTTAATTTCAAGGCATGGTACGAGAAAGCAGATTACCAGAAGTTACTTGCCATTCAGGAGTCCGGTAAGGTTGAAACCTACCAGATCTGGTTTGGAGAAGAGGGCGTTGACGGTAAGTGGGAGTGGTCCGGTGTTATGGCGGTATACCCGAACAGCGGTGCTTCAAACAACGCAAGAGAGATGTCGTTCTCTATCACTGATGAGGGCGAAGAGGCACTTCATTTTGTAACTGACTAATTAAAGCAGCTTAGTGGCAGGGGATTATTCCTCTGCCACATAAATAGGACAGATTAACGAAAGGACGGTTAATAATATGATTTTACAGACAGCGAATGGACCAAAGGAAATTAAAGTAGCAGAACTTGATTTTACAAACCTTATGTGTGATCTGGAAGATCACGATGTAGATGTCATGGGACTTCTGGATGATGATACCAGGGAGAACATGAAGATTTTTAAGACGATCAGAGCAATCATTGCGGTACTGACCGGTACAAAGGATCTTACAACAGCCGGGAAGATTTTAAGCGAACATCTCAAATATGGCGGATCTATGGATGAAGTCATGGGGGCGTTTACGGAGGCAATGAAAACCGCGGGTTTTGGCGAGGAAGCCGAGGAAACTCCGAAGAACAGCGGAGAGAAAACCAAGGCGGCAACAGAGTAGAGGAAATAGATCTCAGCAAATACAAATCGTTTACTGAGATTATCAATAAAGTTTGGCTTCCAAACGCTCTTCTCTATGGGGTTTCCTATGATACTTTCTGGAAACTGAACCCTAAAAAATTAGAACCATTCCAAAAGAAGAGAGAGATGGAGGCAAAAGAGCAGGCTACGGCAATAGATACATTGGCGTGGTCCGTTGGTTCGTATGTCGTAGATGCCATGGCGATATTCCTTGACAAAAATTCTCCGGCATACCCAAGCCAACCGAGAAGCATGAACAGCACAGAGAGCGCACCGCCGGGAGCAAAAATGACGGATGCAGACAGATTCGCTGCCTTTGCCGCAGAACATAATAAGCGATTGAGACAGCGAAGAGAAAAGTAGCTGATTACATGGGGATAGGTTGACGAACCGAAACGGCGCAAGTCCGGCGCAGTTCCCCATGTTTTCTTATATTCGGACAAAACAATACCACCCACGGACAGGGTTTCAACGAAGTGAGGTGGCAAAATGCCTGATAACAGAGTAGATAGCATTTTATTGGAAATAGAAGCCACCACTGATAAGGCAGACGGTGGTATTGATAAAGTAACAAAAGCTCTTACCTCAATGAAGAAAATCACTGAGGGATTAGATACAGAAAAGTTAAAACAGGTTCTTGATGTAATGCGTGGTTTCTCCGGCGTTGGAGATGAACTTAAAAATGCCGGAAGTGGCATGAGAAGCATTGCATCATCCATTAAGTCTCTGGCAGGAGTTGATACGGCAAAACTGAAAGAGGTTGCTTCTACCGTAAAGGAAGTCAGCACAGCACTTGGAAACCTCGGATCAAATAACCGTGTCAGCATCAGAATTGATTCTGAGGGGGCACAGAGACGTGTACAGCCTTTGGAGAACGGTCAGCAAGCGGCAACAGCCACAGAAAGCGTTGCGACTGCATCAGAAGAGGCACAGGCAGCAATGAACGGTGCTGCATCAGCGGCAAGTCAGTTGGCGCAGGAGGAAAGTAACCTTGGAACCGCCGGGCAGAGTGCAGCAGCCGGACAGACAAACTTAAACGAAAGTCTCAATCAGGCAAACACAAATCCGGCTAATAGACGTATTCAGGAACTCATAGACCAGATCAATAAGTACAAAGCCACTGTCAGCGGTATGGAGAGTGGGAAGATACGGTTTGATACCGGTCAGTACGAGGAAGCTGTGAATGGTCTCAGACAGGCGCAGGAACAGTTTAAGCAATTCAAAGAAACGGTTTCACAGTCTCCTAAGAATATGGAGGATGTGGCAAAGTCCATTAAGTCCATAGGGGATGCCGCACAGAAATGCGGACTTGGAACTTTTTCTTCTATATTAAGTGGAATTGCATCAATTCTTCCAGCTATTGAAACCGGGGGCATGGCGGCAAATGCCGGATTCCAGTCTATGGCAGTTGGATTGGAAGCAGTACAGTCGGCAATTCCTATTATCGGTATCATACTGACAATACTCACTGCCATTATCAATGCCGTAAGACAGGTAGCAAATGCCGTAAAGAATGAGGTGCAAAAAATAATTTCTGCCGTGAAAACGGTAGTGAATAAAATCCGTTCTGGGATTGCTGCAATTATAAACAAATTCAAGGAACTCAAAAAGCGTATCAGAGAGAGCCTTGGTTTTTCTGAAAAACAGAGTGGAGCGTTTGCAAAGAAACTGGGTTCCATCCTCCGACTTGGAACATTCATGTTACTGCGCTCAATGTTTACACACCTATTTGAACTCGTAAAAACAGGATTCGACAACCTTGTTATTTATTCAAAAAGAGCCGGAACAGAGTTTCACAAAAACGTAAATCTTCTTTATAACGATTTACGTCAGCTTGGAGCATCACTGACAACTGCATTTGAACCAATCCTGAATGTGGTTACTCCAATTCTGGATTATCTGATTCAGAAGCTCGTTGCAGCAACAAACGCGTTGGCACAGTTCTTCTCAGCACTTACAGGCAAGAAGTTCTACACCAAGGCAATACGACAGAACAAAGATTATACAGATTCCTTAAATAGCGCAGCAAAGGCGGCAAAGAACCTTACCACCGGCATAGATGAGCTTAATATCCTGAGTGACGATAAAAGCGGCAGCGGCAGCAACAGCGGAGCTGATGGAAGCGGATATGAGACAGATGCGGTAGCTGATAAGTACAAAGACCTTGCGGAAATGGTTAAGGACGCATGGGCGGATGCTGATTTCACAGAGATAGGAAGAATGTTCGGAGAGAAGCTAAAAGAAGCTCTCGAAAACATTCCGTGGGATGGAATTAAGGCAACACTGAGAAAGATCGCCAAGAGTATCGCCACATTTCTGAATGGTTTCCTTGAAACCCCGGGATTATTTACAGAAATCGGAGTAACCATAGCACAGGCAATCAACTCAGCGTTTGAGTTTGTTGATTCATTCGTTGAGAACTTCCACTGGAGCAGTCTTGGAACAGCCATTGCGGATCTTATCATAGGTGCATTAGATACTCTGGATTGGACTCTGATAAATAAGACTGCAAAGGGGTTGGCACAAGGCATTGTTGATGCAATCAACGCTGCCCTGCAGACAGAGGACCTTTGGAAGAAAATCGGCACTGCAATTTCCAATACGATAAACTCAGCAATCACTTTTGCAAAAACATTTGTCAAAGGGTTGGACTGGGCTTCACTTGGAACTGCAATCGGAAATCTTCTCGGCAATGCGATCGCCGGAATTGATTATGACGGAATCGGAGAAACATTTGCCGGTTTCGTGAATGGGGTATTTACCGCCGTACTGAATTTCTCAAAGACATTTCCGTGGACGGACATCGCAAAGAACTTTGCAAGCGGTGTCAATACGGCACTGAAAAACATCGACTGGAAAACAGTTAAGGACGGCTTCGATAGTTTCTGTTCTGGACTTGGTTCAAACCTCAATACGGCAATCACAAACATTGACTGGGAACTTGTCGGAACGACACTCGGAAACAGCATCAAGACACTTTTCAGTGGTATTGGAAAATTCCTTGCAAAGATTGATTTCAAGAAAATCGGTAGTGACTTTGCGAGTGCAATTAACAAAGCCGTAAAAACCATCAACTGGAAAGATGCAGGAGGTACAATCAATTCCCTCATCACTGGTGTATGCACACTGATTAACACTTTGATAGATGAGGTAGATTGGTACGAACTTCTAAAGGGCGTAGGAACGGCAATGTCCGAGATTGACTGGGACACAATTCTCAAAACAGTATTTAAGGTATTTGCAGCCAAGTGGACGTTCAAGAATTTGTTCAAATGGGTATCATGGACCGCCATTTGGAACGAACTGAAAACAAGCGTTGTTGAGGGAATATCAAAGAAGTTCGGAATTGGATCTGATGATGGAGAAATAAATACTGTCGGAGAGAAAATAGTCAGTGGTTTGCTTGGTGGAATATCTAAATCCCTTTTGCCAGCACCATTGCAGACAGCGTTGAGTTGTTTCGGAAATGTGACGGATGTTGTCAAAGGAATATTTGGCATAGGTGGTTCATCCGATTCAACCGTATTCAGCACACTTGGAAGCAATCTTGTCACTGCTTTCAATGGAGGCATCGGGAAGAAATTCTCAGACTGTCAAGCAAAAGTTACGGAGTGGGCTGAAAAGATCAATGACTGGTTCTCAGGTACGAACTTTGGAAAGATTTGCAAAGAGACTTGGGAAACTCACGGTCAGAACATCATAACCGGCTTCAAGGACAAGATAGGCAATGCTTACACCACCACAAAAGACAGCATCACGACTTGGGCTACTAAGGCCAAAGAGTGGTTCAACAATTCATCATTTGGTGGAGTCAACATGGAAACATGGACCGGATATGCAAATGACATTATCTCCGGTTTCAAGACAAAGGTGGGAAATGCCTATACACAGACCAAGGACAACATTACCACATGGGCCTCAAAGGCAAAGGAATGGTTTAATAGTTCTTCATTCGGCGGAGTGAATAACGGTACATGGACCACCTACGCAAATGATATTATCACTGGTTTCAAAACAAAGGTGGGTAACACATACACCACCACAAAAGATAACATCACAACCTGGGCGAGCAAAGTTAAGGAATGGTATACGAGCAGCGGCTTTGGAAACATCAATAGCAATACTTGGCAGACCTACGCAAACAATATCATTTCCGGTTTCCGGGAAAAGGTTGGAAACACCTATACCACCACAAAGAACAACATTACTACTTGGGCGAGTAGCCTGAAAGATTGGTTTTCTGGATCTTCATTCGGAAATATCAACAATGCCACATGGACCACTTATGCAGGAAATATCATAACTGGTTTCAGAAACAAAATCGGACTGTCATACACAGATACGAAAAGTAATATCACAACATGGGCGTCAAACCTCAAAACATGGTTCTCTGATAGTGGTTTTGGAGGCATCAATAGCTCTAAGTGGAGCACCTATGCAGAGAATATTATTTCCGGCTTCAAAACGAAAATCGGAAACAGTTATACGACTTGTAAGAGCAACATTACAACATGGGCTTCTAATGTAAAAACGTGGTTCACAAATACCTGTTCTTATGACAAGTGGTATGACATTGCAAAAAATGTGGTAGATGGTTTTAAGAACGGTATAGGAAATCTGTATTCCACCTGCAAGAACAACATTGAATCATGGGGCAGCAGTATTATCTCATGGTTCAAGGACAAGTTGGATATAAACTCTCCGTCAAGGGTATTCCGGCAGTTAGGTGTGTATTCCGTAGAGGGATATAACGAGGGAATCGAAAAAGAGGGAGCGAAAACAAAAGGATTTGTAACATCCTGGACGGATTCGTTCTCAAACATGGAAGTGAACCTCGGCACACGTCTAAAAATCGACAATGCTGCATTGAAAGATTACCAGAACAACTACGGCAGTGATTTCACGAATGAAGCCATTGTGCAGAGAGTTACGAGAGAGGTTTCCACACGAGGAACTGTACAGGCTACCCTCAATTCCGGCGGCGGCCTGAAAGACGCTATAAAAGAGGCCTTAGATGATCTGGGTATCACAACCGCTGTGAATGATATTTCAAGAAACACAAAGACACAGGCCGACAAGAAAGAACAGACGATTGTTGAGATTGGCGGCAAGACAGTAACGGATGCAGTAACCACACAGCGTAATGCGAACGGTTACAGCTTCCAAGGAGCGTAAAGGAGGGATAGGGAATGGCTTATATATCAGTTAATGGTTATGACTTCCCACCTCCGAAGCGTGGGGCAAAACCAACAGTATCTACCATGGTGGATGCCGGAAGAAATGCCAACGGCACGGTCGTAGGGCAGAGGGTTGGTCGGGATCAATACAAACTCGACACCCTCGAATGGCCGTGGCTTACAGCAGCAGAATGGAGCCGGATGCTTACGGTGCTGAGTGCATTTTTCGTATATGTCACGTTCCCGGATCCGGTAACAATGAAGAAAATCACGATTAAGATGTACCCCGGAGATAGAACGGCGGAACCGTACTGGATAGATTCAGACGGAAATCCAATTACCTATCAGAGTTGCAAAGTAAACCTTATTGATTGCGGAGAGTGATGGTATGCAGAAAGTATCAAATGAATACAAGGCAAGCATGAAAAGCTCTCTGAGAGAGCGATCATATATGATGATTTCATTCGGTCTGGTAAATCAGGAAGCACAGGCCAATGCAACCGTCATGGGTAACAACTTTGCCTACTATTCAAAGCAGACCGGTTTATTCGGCCAGCGAAAAGAGACAACCGTATATGCCACATTGGAGCAGGATTTCACAAAGGTAGACGGCTCTATGTATTTTCTTCCAAGAGAGAATACTTCCGGGAACTACTACGACACCGGTTTGGTAAGCAAACCTCTGATTCCGGCAAGCGGATATGAGCTGCTTATCGAACTGAATGTTGTAGCAACGGACATTAAAGGACTGACTATCAATTTTGGAGAGGTTTATCCTACTCGGTTCGACATACTCACGAGTAGCGGACAGAGGATAGAGATTGTTGACAACGATCAGTCAGAGTTCAGTACAGAACAGGTGTTAGAGAATACCACATATATAAAATTCATCTTCTATAAGATGAAAAATCCATATTCCAGACTGAGGATTTATTCAATTCAGTTAGGCTACGGTCTTGTTTATTACAATGACGATATTATGGATTCTAAATTAGACAGCTACATATCCCCAATTTGCGAGGATGTTCCACAGATAGATTTCATGGTTAAGCTGCAGAACTACGATCAGTATTTCAATGTAGACAATCCAAACTCAGCAATTAACTTCTTGGAGACAGGGCAGGAGATGTATGTCTGGTACGGTTATCAGTTGCCGAACTCAGACACTATCGAATGGATAAGAGGGGCAAAGTTACAGTGTAGTGCATGGGAAAGTGATGATTACTCGGCAACGATAAGGTGTCAAGATCTTTTCAGAAACATGGACGAGGAATATTACAAAGGCTGCTATGCTCCGGCAGGAATCACATATTACCATGCAGCAGAGTTGGTTTTTCAGGATGCCGGAATTGAGGAATACTACATTGATCCGTACCTCAAAAAGTCAACCACAAAAAACCCCATACCGAGAGTTAAACACAAAGAGGCCTTACAGATTATCGCTAATGCCTGCAGATGCGTTCTTTCACAGAACCGGTACGGCAGACCACAAATTAAATCCTCATTCGCACCGGAGTACGACATAACGTGCAACGGAGAGACAGAGTATTCCCATGTTCGGAATATAAAGAGTGAGACTGCAAAACAGGAGTACGCTTCATTTGCACACAACTACACCACTGTAAATGCAGAAATGTATTATCTCCCGGAGAACCAGAGTAAGGCAGATAAGTACACCGGATATATTTCATTACAGCAGTCCAATAAGGATTGCCTGTTTGAAGAAAATCCGATTATCTACATAACTCAGGAAACCGCCTGCATGTACTATGGTTTGCAGTTAATGTTCGGTTCTACGCTGCCGGACGGAATTATATTCAGAACTTTCAATGACGGCAAAAAGGTGGATGAGTATGAGGTAAATTCGGACATTACAAAGAGGCTGATAGTGCAGCACGATTTTGATGATTTTGATTTGTTGGAGATTGAGTTTACAAAGACAAAAGAACCATTCAACCGCATAGTCGTTGATTACTTCTCATTTGGCGATATAACGGATTTCACAATGGAAAGGCAGGATATGACCTCTTCTCCGAAATCAATCAAACAGGAGCTTGTCAAGGCTGTCAGAGTGCCATGCTATTCCTACCAGAAAGGAACTGCGGAAGAAACTCTTATCAGTGAAGAGACTGAGGCAGTAAAGGGAGATATTCAGACGTATTATCTCGGAGATCCGACTTATGGATGCAGAGCTACGTTCAATTCCTCAGCATCAAACGTCAGCATTGTAGAAAGCGGAGATTATTATGTGACAGTTAAGTTTCTGATTACTGGCAAGTACCAGTTTGAAATTATAGGACACAGATACAACATTGTTGAGCAGTATGCCGTAAAAACGCTCAATAGCAGAGGAAAGACCATAACATGGAAAAATCCTCTGGTAAGCGATATGGAAACAGCAAACCACTTGGCAGACTGGCTTGGGGATTATTACAACGCCGGTATTGAGTACGAATACAATACCCGTGGAAATCCAGAGATTGATGCGAACGACATTGTTTATCAAGAGAACGCATACCGCCCCGGATTAAAGGTAAATATCTACCGCCACATTGTTAATTTCTCACAGAGCTTATCTGGAAAGGTAATTGCCCGTAGGGTATCAGAAAAATAAGAACAGAAAGGAAGAGGAAAATGAATGGCTATTAAATCCGTACAGGCTATCGTAAATGGCGTGACTACCACACTCACATACGACAGCAAATCAAAGACTTACAAGGCTACGCTTACAGCTCCGGCAAAGTCCTCATACAATCAGTCAGGACATTATTACGGAGTACAGATCATCGCCAAGGATGAGGCCGGCAACACGACTACTGTAAACCAGTCGGATGCCACACTCGGAAGCAAGCTGAGGCTTACGGTAAAAGAGAAAACCGCACCGGTTATCGCAATCTCTTCTCCGACAGCATCACAGTTACTTACGAGCAATCAGCCGACAATTTCATTCACAGTCACAGATGATGATTCTGGTGTCAATCCAGGGACAATCAAACTGCTTATTGATGGTTCTGAAATATCTGGAATCACAAAGACAAAGACAACGTCCGGTTATTCATGCAGTTATAAACCGTCCACAGCACTTTCAGACGGTTCACACACCGTTGTTGTAAAAGCATCCGACTATGACGGCAATGCAGCTACTCAAAAGAGTGTTTCATTCAAGATCGATACTGTACCGCCTGAGTTATCAGTTACAAGTCCGGTAAACAAACTCGTCACGAATAAAACCACAGTAACGGTAGCCGGAACTACCAACGATGCAACATCAAGTCCGGTTACGCTGACAATCAACGGCAGCGCAGTAACTGTATATGACGATGGCACTTTCTCAAAGGATATAACCCTGAAAGATGGCTCAAACACCATTACCGTTGTAGCAAAGGACGGAGCCGGAAGAACCACGACCGTCACAAGAACAGTAACCCTCGATACAAAAGCACCGGTTATCTCAGATGTTTCATTGGCACCGAACCCGGCGGATGTCGGAGCAACCTATGTAATTTCTGTTTCGGTAACAGATTAGGCGGTGCGGCATGGCAGCTAACATATTGGTAAGGGATGTTACGATAAGTCCAAACCCCGTGCAGGCAAAAGGGAAATACACAATCTCAGTTTCCATTGAGGAACTGAAAGGCGTTGCATTTGTCGGCAATTATGTTGGCTCCTATGTCAATATATCAGACAAGGAAATTCCTGATAAATTGCCACTGGCATACGTTGGCAATTACACCAAAGGATAGGAGGCGATGAAGAATGGCTGATATAGCAAATGTCACAGGAACGCTTGACGATAAAGAACTGAATTTTCAGCACTCTATCGGAACAGTATATAAAGCCTCCGCAAACATAGACGGTTCAGAAAAGGATCATGTAGCTGTATTGACGGCAACGGATTCTGCCGGGAATAGTACAACGGAAACAATGGTTGTTTCTATCTCCGGTTCCTGGACCACTCCGAAAACAAATTGGTACGGCTACACAGACGATGATGGGATTTATCACGGAGACCGGTTCAACACGGAAGATTTCAACCGGATAAAGAACAACCTCGCATATCTCAGAGAGATAGCCGTGGCAATGTACCAGGAGTTTTCCATAAATGATCTGGGAGACGATAGGAGCAAAGACCAGTATTTTTATGCGGATGAGATAAATCAGTTGGAAGAAAACATTAAGCTCATAGCTGAAAACACATTTAAACCGGACATAGGGGAGAACCCCTTATACACAGCAAATGGAAAGATTTTTGATTTCAACGAACTCAACCGCATTGAAAGCCTGATTTTGGATTTATTCAATCAGTTATTAAACCAATACAGAGGTCGGCAGATGCTTACCTTTAACTTTGGCATAAGGAGGGAGGCGTTCTAAGTGGCGTGGGAACGATTAAAGACAGACTACAAGGATGCCGTATGGTCCGGTCTGCGGAAGTTCATACCTATTGATAATGGGGACGGCAGTTATTCCGTAAAAGATGTGACCCAGTATACGGTGTATGATGAATCGTTTTTCGGTGCGTATGATGCCAACCGCATCAATACAGCCGTCAACGCAATCATGGCAGCATTGGAAAACGGAACAGATTTGTATGAGGTATTCACAGAGTTTTTTGAGAACCAGAAAGTTGAGTTTGACAAGAGAGCAAATCTGGATCTCGACTCATTCAATATCTTTCTCGACAATTTGCAGGCAACGGCAAATGCGGATGTTGTGCAGTTAAAGAAAGACTACACATCTGAAATGACAACGTTTGAGAACAATCAGGAAATATTGTTTAATCAATGGTTTTCAATGATTAAAGATCAGTTGTCAGCGGATGCAGCCGGAAAATTGCAGAATGAAATCAACGATGTGGAAACCCACATTAGAAACCTTGCAGTGAAGATACATTTCAACGATACCGTTGGAACTGCTGCTGCAATAACTGTTCAAAATGTAACATCCGGTAACAAATATACTGTTACAGATTATACTCAGCCTTTGTATCTCACAGAGGCAGGAGAGTACACAATAAGCATTGCGAACGACAACTATATGGTTGCCCCGAAAACATTTTCTATCAGCAATGCGGATCTTATGACACATAAGACTTTCAGAATCATAGACGGCAACGGATTGGCGTTTGTCGATGGTTTTGTAGGAGCCTATGTAAATAAATAACGGAGGTAGACACAATGAGAGATTTCCCTAAGAGACTTGCAACCGCCGAGGACATTAGAAACTGTAAAACCCTCGTAGACGATGGCGCATTTGCGGCAAAGGATCTGTTAGAAGCCATCGAAGATCTCGAAAACATGAATTATCTTCACTGCCCTATCCTTGCGGTAGGAGAGGATAAGAAAACAGTAACTATCAACTATTGTGCAGAGGCAAAGGCCGGAACAAAGGCAATCGTTGGCAACAAGACTGTGAACATCACGAATGTTACACACGAAGAGGGAGAACCGGATGAGCACACTGGAGATACCCAGTTGGAAACAACCATTATCTCCACTTCCGCTATGGTTTCTACCGAAGCCACGGAAATTGCAGTTACCGCACCTTACACAATTTATGACAGTCTCGGCATGACAGCCGAAGAACTGAATCAGATCAAGGAGGAATTGGCTAATGAGTAAATTCTACGGTTATGATGAGGCAATGGAGAATGATATTGCAAAGATAACCACTCCCAAACTTGCCCTCATGTCTGATGTGGTGGCATCAGATAAGAAATTCATCCGCATGGAGAGCGGAACACTTACTGTAATCGCCGGAGTTCTGATTGCAGTAGGAAATTCTGTTTTCAAGACAGAAAAGACCACACTCACAGCAAGCAATCTGGACGGAACGGCTTCAAAATTTGAAGTCGGAAAAGATTACTGCATTTATATCTGTGATCCCACCGGCGGAGACGCAACCAACTTTGCATCCGAACAGTATCGTATTTCCCTTAATACGACATATCCAAACGGTTATACAGCAGTTACATCAAGAAAAATCGGTGGCTTCCATTACGGTGTAGTCAGAAAAACAAATAGTTCCGGTATTCCGATCAGCGCATCCGGGGCAGCACTCGGAAGCGGATGGGAAACAAACGTAACAGAGGGGATTGTTCCTAACTCTGTATGGACTCTTCTCCATAGACCTACTTGTGATCCTACCGGAATGGTTTATATCGGACCGTTCTGGGGAGACATCTATCTTTCATCCGACAATGGTGCCAGTGGTTTGCAGAGCAAAAAGGGTGTTGTGCCGATTACTGGAACAGAGGGATTAAACTGGTATATCGCCAATGAAAGAGCTATGAGAGTAGGAAAGAGACTTCCAACCTACGCTGAGTTCTGCAAAGGCGCATACGGTTCTCCACAGGGCGAAGATGGTAACAACACCTACGCATGGTCCGCAACTTCCAATACGGCAAGAACCGCCTGCGGAAATGTAAAGAACGCAGTTTCCGCAACGAATGTTCGCGACCTTGTTGGAAACGTATGGAAGTGGCTTGATGAGTTCATTCACGACCCTACCGGATCAGCATGGAACTGGTATGACGTTATGAGCGGACAGAAAGTTGGCCAGCTTTACATGGCCAACAACACAGGTTTGCACGCGCTCTTTGGCGGTGGCGACTGGAACGACGGGGTTCACGATGGTTCGCGGACTGTGGATTGCCACGATTCTCCGTGGAACGTGGACACGCACGTTGGCGTGTGGTGCGTCTGTGACTCGCTGTAAGCTGATGGGGACCGGCGAAAGCCGAGTCCCTTGCGGTTGAAAGGTTGGGTGTAATAGATGGCATACAAGAGCAAATACGAAAATCAGACCACAACCAAGATGGATTACATTCATACCGAAGCACACCAGATGGCCTACGACCTATCGGTATATCTCCATAAGAAAGTGAGGGAAATGCCACATTATGAGAAATTCACTCTCCAAAAGGATATACGAGAATGTATAGACGGAATCATGGATGAGATAGAAGCATACGAGAGGTCAAAGACAATCAGCCATCTTTATACAGCCGACAGGCTGAAAGGAAAATTGGTAAGAAAAATCCGATTGGCGCACGATCTTGGATATTCTGCGATGAACAATAGAGTTTACGAATATTGTGCAGAGCAGATAGGAATTATGGGAGCGTGCATCGGAGGTCTGATAAATAAAGCACAAGCAGAGAAACGAAAATAAGCAACTATTTGGGGTAGCTGTTAATTCGCACTGTCGCTCCGAGGTTTGCACGCGCTCATTGGCGGTGGCAACTGGAACAACGGGGTTCACGATGGTTCGCGGACTGTGAATTGCAACAATTATCCGTGGAACGTGAACACGAACATTGGCGTCTGGTGCGTCTGTGACTATTTAGAAACTTTCAGATTGGTGGAGCTACGGCTTGCCAACAAGGATTATTTGATAATCATTATTGAATAGTCAGACGGCTATCCCGTCCCGTGCGAATCGGGCAAATTTAAAACAGCGGAGTCAAATAGTAGCGTAAGCGAAGGAAGTGTGACGTAAGCGATTATATGAAGAGAATAACAGGTCTTATGAAAAACATCTGTACCATGAGCAATGCCTTACTTGCATACAGAAAGGCGAGGCGGTGCAAAAGGTACAGACCGGAGGTTTTGGAGTTTGAAGCAAACAGAGAAGAATATCTCAGCAAAGCCCGCCGGGAATTAAAGAGTTTGACATACACTCCTGGGAAGTACAAAGTTTTCAAAGTGTGGGAACCAAAGGAACGGATAATTATGGCATTGCCGTTCTACGATAGGGTTATCCAACACATGATTGTCAATTATATAGAGCCGATATTTGAGCATCAGTTCATATACCATTCCTACGCTTGCAGAAAGGGGAAAGGTGCTCACAGAGCCAGCAAGCAGTTGACAAGATGGCTGTATAATCTGGAAGTCGTGCAAGGCAAATCAGTTTATGTGCTGAAAGCCGACATACACCACTACTTCCAGAGTATAGACCATAAGGTTTTGAAGAAAGAACTCAGAACCTACATTAAAGACAAGGACTTACTCGTAATCCTTGACCGGATAATAGACCATAATGGGATATTCCCGGATGGTGTCGGCATACCGGTTGGAAATCTTACAAGCCAGTTATTTGCTAATGTATACCTACACCGCTTAGATATGTTCGTAAAACATACTCTTCATGTGAAGTATTACATGAGATATATGGACGATTTTCTGATTATATCAGATGATCTCGAACAGTTAAAACGGTGGGAGAAACAGATAGAGACATTCCTTGCGGAAGTTCTGAAATTGCAGTTAAATCCAAAGACAACAATCGTATACGCAAAGAACGGTGTTGATTTTGTGGGATATAGGCATTGGAACTCCACGAAGAAAATTAGAAAAGATGCTATGCGGAGATTGAAACGTCTTATGAAGAATTTTAAGGACGGAACAATCACGGAAGAATTTTTCGACAAGTCTCTCACGAGCAGAATTGGTTCAATCAAACACGCCGATACCTATAATCTGGTGGAGAAGATCACCTGCGAAGCAAAGGAGTTAAAGGAAAGTCATGCGTGATGGAAGTTATGTCATTGTAGACAGGCTGTGTGAGGCAACCACACAAATGCTTGAAATCATCCGAAAACAGGAAGAAATCATTGAGCAGTGCAGAATATCGGATGAGCTGCATAAGGAACTCGATGATATGAAAAGCGATGTGGACCAGAAGATGGATTTGATTGAGTATGACTTGAGATCATACAGACGGGAGCGTGGAGAATGATAGAGTTTATTGTGAAATACTGGATAGAGTTCCTTTTCGGACTGATAATCAGCGGAATGGGTGTCATGGCAAAACTGATGTACAATCAGCATTTAAAAAACAAAGCCATTGGCAAGGGCGTAGAAGCTCTTTTAAGAAACGGTATCGTTCAGACATACAATAAGTGGTCTGAGAGGGGGTATTGTCCTATATATGCACGAGAAAATGCCACAAGGATGTATGAGCCTTATCACATACTTGGTGGAAATGATGTTGCGACAGATTTAATCGAAGATCTGAAAGGACTGCCGACTGAACCACAAAAGAAGAAAGAGGGTGTAGAAGATGATACTTAAAATTCTGATAGGTTTCGCTCTCGGTTACATTGCAGCTTGCGTGACATTTTACATCCTGCAGAAAAGAGAGCGTAGGCGGAGAAAAGAGAAGAAAAAGAAAGTAAGCCTGAACACCTATGCAAAGGTAGCCACTACTGCGGTATTGGCTCATGGGATGATCCTTACATCGTGTTCCTATGTTCTCTCATGGATAGGCATGGACCCGGTGGTGGATGTATCAAGCACAATCGTCAAAGAAATCGTAGCTCCATTGGTGGTTTACCTTGGAACAAATACGATTATGAACATCTTTGAAAAGAACAAACTCAGTTTTTCAGTACCAATCAACAGCACCGTCATAAGCAAAGACGGAACCACACACAAAGCCTCTGAGGATGAGGCAGTAGGATAGGAGGCCATATTATGACAATGGAATTTTTAATTGTAGCACTGTTCGCAGTATCATTACTCACAAACCTTACCGTTGAGGGAATCAAGAAACTTCTGGATAAGAAATCTGTTGACTATTCATCGAACGTGATGGCAGCAGTTACCGCAGTCGTTATCTCCGTGGCACTGTCCGCCGGGTATCTGATTTACACAGAAACGATGCTTAACGCAAAGATTGGCGTTGAACTCATTGCCCTTGCGTATCTTAGTTTTTTAGTTGCCACGAACGGATATGACAAAGTTATTCAGGCGATTAAGCAGATCAAACAGATTGGAAACCAGTAAGAGAATATTATTCAGAGCCATGAGCCGGATGTGAATTAACACACCCGGCTCTTTCTTTTTAAGGAGGCACGGATCATGGCATTGAAAGGTACGACAGCACAGGAGAGGGCATGGGACTTCTTTTGTGCTAAAGGATTAAGCCATTACGCCGTAAGTGGTGTCATGGCAAGCATAAGAGCCGAAAGCGGATTCAATCCTCGCAATCTGCAGAACAGTTGCGAGAAAAAGAGCGGATATACAGATGAAACATATACCGCTGCGGTAGACAACGGCAGCTATGGTAACTTTGTCCGGGATTCCTACGGCTATGGGTACGCACAGTGGACCTATTGGAGCAGAAAACAGAATCTTCTCAATTTTGCCAAGAAGAAAAATAAGTCCATTGGAGATGAAGAGATGCAGTTGGAATTTCTGTGGGAGGAATTGACCGGATCATACAAAGGGGTTCTTTCAAAACTCAAAGCCGCAAAATCCGCACAGGAAGCATCAGATATTATCCTGACCGGATATGAAAAGCCGAAAGACCAGGGGCAAAAGGCAAAGGCAACCAGAGGATCTTATGCAGAAGAGTATTATGAGCAGTTTTCAGTGAAAAAGGAGGAAAATACTATGAAAGTAATCATCGGAAGTGCGAGAAGAGATGAGAATGGAAAGTATGCCGGAGGCAAGCCGGGGGACCAGGATGGAGTAGAAGTAAGCACACAGAATTATTATGTTCATACCAAAGGATGGTATATGTATCGTTTCCTGAGTGACGAATACGCAAAAAAAGCCGCTAAAGCAATGTATGATGCCTGCATGAATGATAATGTCGGTTACTGCCAGACACATCGTTCAATTATTACCATGCTGAAAAAGTACGGCAGCATGAAAGCAATCGCAGAAAAGACAGAGACAGATTGCAGCAACCTTGTAAGAGGATGTATCTACGAGGCAACCGGCATTGACGTAGGAAGCTTTAGTACCGCAACAGAGCCGTCAGTGTTAGAAAAATCTGGTCTGTTTGCTAAAAAAGTTGCTGTTACAGCTTCGACCCAGTTTAAACCGGGAGACATCCTTGTGACAAAAACCAAGGGGCATACTGTTATTGTTGTGTCTGTTGACGGATCCACACCTAGCAGCACATCCACTCCGGCAAAACCGGCAGCAAGCACATCATCTTCAAAAAAGTTAGAAAGTGCAAAGAGTAAGGACGCAGCTATCGCCGGAAAGTACAAAACGACCGGCAATCTCTATCTGAGAGTTGGAGCAGGAACCGGAAAAACAGCAATCACTCTCATGCCTAAAGGTTCAGATGTTCAGTGCTATGGCTACTATACGAGTTACAACGGAACACGTTGGTATTATGTGGCATACGGCAACCTGACCGGCTTCTGTTCATCTGCATATTTAAAGAGAGCGTAAATCGGAGATAAACCGGATAAAATTGAGATAATCTTCGATGGTAATATGCCTATAATATACAATAGAGGGTAGAAACCGCATAAACACTGGAAACCTGTGCTACAGCTATGACAGCACAGGGTGTCTGCTAATTGATAAAAACGAACCCCGGAAATACGATGTTTCCGGGGTTTTATTGTGCGTATTTTTGCAGTAAGTGTTCGTAAGTTTGAGTAAAAATCTGATAGTAATATACTGGCAATATACTTATAATATACACACAAGATACAAACGATTTTGCATAATATACGCATAATATACTGGGTTTTTGGCACTGTTTTGGAATATTTATACAGTAAAAGTGAGGCGTGACCTCCCTTAAATTTTGTTGACTTCATCAATAAGTTGCTGTGTGGTTTTATGTGTATACACTCCCTTTGTGACATTGTTTCTCATGCTGTGACCCATTATAAGTTTGATGCAAACATCATTCGCTCCGGCATCATCCATGAGAGATGCGAACGTGTGCCGGCCATCATGCGGAAGATGTTTCATGTTGAGTTTATTCATAACCGTATTGAAATTCGCACTGACATAGGAACCGTATGTGTAGTGATTTCCGTATTTATTGTTTACCAGAAACCTACGGTTGGCATCGTACCGGTTCTTCACGAGAGGCAGGATTTTGTCTGCAATAGGAATAACTCTGTCTGTTCCGGCTTCTGTTTTCATTCCTCCGATCATATATTGTTCGTTCAGATGTACATTATCCGTGGTTATCTCTAACAGTTCGGTAGGGCGCAGACCAGTATAGATTGTAATGAGGATGAGGTCAACATTGTTTACCACATACAGTTTGCTCCACAAGGTTGCAATTTCCTCATTCGTGTATCTGCTATGAATCTGTTCTTCTGGGTTTACCCATGAATAAACAAAAAACTGTGACAGATCTTTTTCTATATAATTGTTCATCAGGGCGTACTTGTACAGATTATTGAGAACGGTTCGGATATTAGAAACGGTGGAATTTGATTTACAGGTCCATTTGTTGATACATTCCTGGACTTCATCAGTCCGCAGAGCATTAAATTTCTTGTGGTGCAGATCGGACAGATGATTAAAGGCAATTTCGTAGTTTCTCCATGTGCTTGAAGATATTTTGTCCGGCAGAGCTTTCCTATAATTTTTCCACTTCCCGTACATCTCTGCAAATGTGGGAGTCTCGGCATATCTGATGTGCTCCGCAACGACATCCGCATTATTCAATTCAGATAAGTAAGAGTAGGCGTGCTCCTGTTTGGCAAAATATTCAAGGTACTTAAATGTCTGACGGTAGGAGATGGAATACTCATATCCCTCTTCCCACATAAGATCCTCAGCGAATGACAACACTGGTTCTGATGAGATGGCAGACCAAACCTGTTTCCTCCATTGCCATTTGAAATTGTATCGGACAAAATCTCTCAGAATGTTTGACGGCGGTTCTTTCGGAGCATCAATTTCTACAAATTCAGAAATTTCAGAAGTTCGGACGGCATAAGGCTTACGCCTCTTGCCTTTTAGTTTGATTACACTACCGTAACCGTTTGGCAGACGCATAATATCATCCTCCTTTTTCCTAAAAATGGGCGTAAAAATGCCCGGTATATTGTTTTTCTACCGGGAAGATGATATAATGCAAGGTGTTCAATCGAGCATACATCGGCTTTCCGGTGTGTGTTTATAGATACCGTCTCTGTTGGTAGCAGAGGCGGTTTTCTATTTTAGTATTTCTGTCGGTTTTCAACGACTCTGCCAATGATTCTCACTGGCTTATTCTCAATTTCATCATTTGAATAGAACATAGGCTCATAGGTTTGATTAAAAGGAATGAGTCTGATTCCACTAGGGAACTTTGCCAACTTTTTGCAAGTGGCACTGTCTCCATTGACTAACACAATGACAAGATCGCCTGATTCTGCATAGTTCTGTTTGCGGACAATCACAACATCCCCATTGCAGATACGAGGTTCCATGGAATGTCCCTTTATTTTCAGAGCGAAGAAATCTCCGGTATGAGCCAATTCCTCTGATATTTCCTCATAATCTATAACATCCTCAATGGCTTCAATAGGAACTCCTGCCGCCACATTACCAAGCACAGGAATACGGATAGCCTTTTTAGCCATCTTCACTTTCTCTGGTTCTGCGTCAACTTTCGTATTATTGTCAAGCTGAGAGAATAATTCGTCAAACGTCATAAACATTCCGTTTGCAGCTTTCTTTATAGATTGAATAGACGGAACAGGCGGTTCTCCTGTTTTTGGATTGAGATTATTTTCGAGCTGTGATATGTACCCTTTGCTTATTTTACTAGCCTTAGAAAAGTCATCCATACTCATGCTGTTTGTCTCTCTGTATGCCTTTATTATCTGCCCTAATGTCATAAGGAAACCTCCTTTCAATGTTTAGTCCATTATACATCAGATTTATCCGCAAGTCAATTTTTTTGTAAATTCCGCTTGACATTTAATGTTTAGTCGGCTATACTCAAATTGTTCAGTCGAGCAAACACCGAAAAAACGAAAGGAGGTAAAGTAATGGCATATCGTATCAGAGAACTCAGAGAAAAGAAAAAACTCACTCAGGAACAGTTATCTCAGATGTCGGGAGTGAGCCGGGCAACCATAGTTCAGCTCGAAAACAACGAAGAGCATGAGGCTATGGTAGGAACTCTGAAAGCGTTAGCGGCGGCTTTGAATGTTCCTGTCAGTAAACTTTTTACCCAAAATGTTTAGTCGAGCAAACAGAAAAGGATATTCCACAACGAACCAAAACAAAGTAAAACGAACAGATTTGAGGTAAGAAACAATGAACAATGAAAGAGTGAAACCCAAAATTGCCGCTAAAGAGTTGCAGATGGATGTGATTACGCTCCGGGAACTTATGAAAAGGGAGAAATTACCCATAGGATATGCCGTTAAGCGAGAGGGTAAATCCAAGTGGGGATTTTACATATATCGCCACCTTTTGGATCAGGAGAAAGAACGACTTGGCATAGGTTAAACGTCCGGCAGGACTGTTTAATAGATATTTTTGAAGAAAGGAGAACGCCATGCAGAAAGGTACAGTTAAATGGTTCAATGCCGCAAAGGGTTACGGTTTCATTACCGCAGAGGACGGCACCGATGTATTCTGTCATTTCAGTGCATTGCAGATGGACGGCTACAAAACTCTCGTTGAGGGACAGGCTGTTGAATTTGATGTAGTTGACGGAACAAAGGGACCGCAGGCAAGTAATGTAGTTGTAATTCAGTAGCGGTTTAAGGGGTAAGGCAATGCCAAGCCCCATAAACCGAGAAAGGAAAACCACCATGAAGATTTCAAAAATCACGATTAAGAGTCTTTTCGGAATCAAGGAATGGAGCGGAGACGGTAAGAATATTGAACTTGTCGGAGACAACGGAACCGGCAAAACATCCGTTATTGATGCAATCAGATATGCCCTTACCAACGCATCAGACCGTGAGTACATTATCAAAAACGGAGAGACAGAGGGAGAGATTTTCATTGAGACAGATAGTGGTCTCTCCATAGACAGAAAACCGAGACAGGGAATGACGGATTATAAGTCTGTGAAGCAGAACGGCAATGTTGTTCCCAGTCCTGAAACATTCCTGAAAACCATATTCACTCCGTTGCAGCTTTCTCCTATGGAGTTCATCTCTATGGATAAGAAAACCCAAAATGCAACGATTCTGGATATGATTCAGTACGATTGGAACCTTGACACGATCAAAGAATGGTTCGGAGAACTGCCGCCGGATGTGAATTATGAACAGAACATTTTAGCGGTTCTGAATGACATTCAGGCAGAAAACGGTTACTACTTCATGCACAGACAGGATGTAAACCGGGACATTCGTGCTAAGAAAGCTGTTATTGCCGATATTGGAAGTTCTCTTCCTATCGACTATGACGGAGAGAGATGGGAGAAAGAAAACCTCTCAGAACTCTATACGGAGATTGAGAAGATCCGTAAAAACAATGAAACCATCGAAAAGGCAAAACGTCTCAGAGACAGCCACGATGGAAAAATCAGAAGTTTTCAGGCAGACAAGGAAGTGAAACTGGCCGCACTCGACAGAGAGATGGCTGCACAGGAGAAAAACATTGAGAGTGAACTGGCGAAGTTGAAGGAACAGATTAAAAATCTGGAAGAGAAGAAATCCGGTCTCTCAGGTGCAAAGGCTGACAAGGAAAAAGTTATCAGTGCTGAGTATGAAGCTGCCGTTTCCAAGTATGAGGCTGAGGAACAGTCATACGCAGAATACGCAGATATGGAAACCACACCTATTGATGATCTCATGGCAAAGGCCAACGAGACGGAGAAGATGAAAGGTCATATCAACGAATGGCGCAGAATGTTGTCCATCCAGGAGGAAGTAGCCACCTTGCAGAAAGAGTCTAATTCTCTGACAGAAAAGATTGAACTTGCAAGAACTCTTCCGGGAACCATTCTGGAAACGGCAGAGATCCCGATTGAGGGATTATCTGTAAAGGACGGAATACCTCTTATCAATGGGCTTCCGGTAAGCAATCTTTCCGAGGGAGAAAAACTGGATCTCTGTATTGATGTGGCAATTCAGAATCCGTCCGGCTTACAGATCATCCTCATTGATGGTACTGAGAAACTGTCTGAGGAAAACCGCACACGTCTCTACGAGAAGTGTAAGAAGAAAGGGTTGCAGTTTATCGCAACCAGAACCACAAGTAACAATGAATTAACAGTGATTGAACTGTAGGAGGAAACACTATGGCAGGCAAAAACAATGGTCTTGACGCAATTATGGCGATGATGGCTCTCAAAACTCTTATGAACGACACAAAGGATTTGGCAATTCATCCGTTCACTATCGAAGTGACTGTTACTCCGGGATCTATCGGATGCAGTGCATCTGGAAACAGAAAGTTTCTTGAAGATTTGGACGGCGGTATTGAATGGTTGGATGAAACTAATGATCGTGTCAAGGACATCATGGCTGAGCAGACTACAAAGTTGGCTGAGCTTATGAAAAAGAAGTTTGGTTTTGAGACTGTTGCAGCTGATTCCAACTCCGAAGATGGTTTCGCAAAATTTATGGAAACTCTCTTCGGGGGGGGGGGGGGCAGAACGATAGCGAATAAAACAAATAATCTGCCTACCGTAGTGTTCTATTGGTAGGCAGATTCATAAAAAACAGGAGGTAATTTATGGCAACGAAAGACACAAATTATTTGGTAGCAGTCCACAAAGGACTTGACGAAAGCCTTGAAAAACAGGTTGCAGCTTTGCCTGAGAAATTTAACAAACAGAGATTTTTGCAAAACTGTATGACAGTTCTGCAGGACGGACAGGCTGATTTCTCTAAATGCGAAGCACCTACAGTAGTGAGAACTCTCTTAAAGGGCGCATTTCTCGGTCTCGATTTTTTCAATGGAGAGTGTTACGCAATCCCTTACGGAAATCAGTGTCAGTTCCAGACTGATTACAAGGGAGAGATCAAACTGTGCAAGAGATATTCGAGCAATCCTATTCAGGACATCTACGCAAAGGTAGTCCGGGAGGGAGATAAGTTTGAGGAAGTAATTGAAAACGGAAAGCAGTATGTCAATTTCAGACCTAAGACTTTTTCAAACGGAGAGATCATCGGTGCGTTTGCTGTAGTTCTCTACAAAGACGGTTCCATGATGTATGACACCATGAGTAAAGAGGACATTGAGCACACCAGACAGACGTTCTCTAAGGCAGCAAACAGTAAGGCGTGGAAAGAAAGTTACGGAGAGATGTGTAAGAAAACAGTTCTCCGCCGACTGTGTAAGTTGATTGACCTCAACTTTGATACCGCAGAACAGTGCCAGGCATTTGAAGATGGATCTGCCTTTGATGTAAAGGAAAAGCCAAAAGAGAAGTATCAGGCACAGGACATTTATCAGTCTCAGGATCAGAGTTCTCATAACGGAGATGAGGATTCTGATGGTGTGATTGACGGAACATTTAAGGAAGTAGATGAGTGACCTCATCGCACTTACCCCGGAGAATTACTACTCGCAGGAAGCCAATATGCAGTATGTGTCCGTATCTCAGTATAAGGACTTCAATGGAACAACCGGAAAGTTAGGTTGCGAGGCTTATGCGATGGCAAAACTCCGGGGAGAAGTAGAGGAAGTCTCCACCACTCCGTTATTGGTAGGTTCTTATGTGGATGCCTACTTTGAGGGGACACTTCCTACATTTTCCGCTCAGCACCCAGAAATCTTTTCATCCAGAGGTAAAACCGCCGGAGAATTGAAAGCCGAGTACAAACAGGCCTCTGCAATGATTGACAGGGCAGAAAAAGACAAAGTTTTTATGCAGTATATGGCCGGAGATAAACAGGTAATTATGACAGGGGAAATCAATGGCATACCGGTAAAAATCAAAATTGATAGTTGTGATGGAAAAAGGATCACTGACTTAAAAACCGTAAAATCTGTTACAGAAACTTTTTATGCAAAGGACCTGGGGCAGAGACTTAATTTCTGCGAATGGTGGGGATATGACCTCCAAGGGGCTGTTTATAGAGAAATATATAGGCAGAACACGGGTAAATTGTTACCGTTTTATATTTGTGCAATTAGCAAAGATAAGACTTCTCCAGGAAATATACCTCATCCGAGAATTAAGGTTATTGAAATTCCACCTATGGTTATGGATGAGAAACTGGCAGAGTTCCAAAGCAACATCATCAAGGTTCAACGCCTGAAAGATGGAGAAATTGAACCTCTGAGATGCGAGGTCTGCGATTATTGTGCTGATACTGAGGTTCTGGATGGCCCCGTCTCCATGGATATGTTGATGGGAGAGATTTAATGAAAGATTCAATCGTAATTGATATGAAATACGCTGATTACGATATGATAGACGGCTCTTACGGTGTCGAGAGACATCATTTGATGGGTGGGGCGAACAGGAGCCATGCAGACGAAGATGGTCTGTGGGTTCCTTTATCGCCGGACCACCACAATTCAAGCAGAATGAGTGTTCATCACAACAAGGAAATGAAAGTAATGAGCCATATCATTGCACAGTTGGCGTATGAGCTTGAAATGGTATCTACCGGACAAGCCAAGGATAAAAACGAGGCAAAGGAAATGTTTCGGAAAAGATACGGAAAAACATTCGTATAGTAGGCAAATGCTTATTATAAATAATTCTTTTGAAAGGAAGTGAAAACAGTGGCAGAGAAACTTACATTGGCATCCATGTGTGCCGGAGGGGTTCAGGAACGTATCGACAGAGCGTTAGCGAAAATCTCAGATAACATTCTGGATTTGAACACTGATGCAAAGAAGAAACGTGTACTTGACGTAAAGATTACTCTCACTCCGAATGAGGATGATAGAGAGGATGTTTCCGTTGAGGTGCAGACTTCCGTTAAGTTAGCTCCTGAGATGGGACTGAAAACTCAGTTGTTCATCAACAAGGATTTCAGAAGCGGTGTTACAACGCTTACGGAGCACTCCAAAGGTGCAATCAAAGGTCAGCTCACTTTGGATGATTGCGGTATGAGCATGAACCCGGAGGAAGATGAGGAAGAGAGACCGGTAACGGCTGAGGAACTTGGCTGCGATCCTGAGACCGGAGAAGTTCTGGAAAAAGAAACTCCGAAAGAGGGTCCGAAAGTAATCAGCATGAGAGACGCAGTAAACAGTTAGGAGGACATTATGTGCGATAAAAGACCTATGGAATTAGCCGACACCGCAGAAATGATGATGAGCAAGGACTACAAGGAACGTTTTAGAGCGGAGTATTGTCAGGTTGTTATTCGTTATCAGAAGTTAAAGGCGATGCTTGAAAAGTGGGACAATGGAGAACTCAATTTTACTCCTACTTGTCCGAGAAGTACCTACAATATGCAGATCAAAGCCATGACAGACTATATTGCAGTTCTTGAAGCAAGAGCTGTTATGGAAGATGTAGATTTGCAGGAGGTTTAATCATGGATTTTGGAAAAGCATTAGAGGCCGTTAAAAGCGGCAAAAAAATATTCCGTCTCGGATGGAATGGAAAGGGAATGTTTGTTGTATTCCAGAAAGGTTACCCTGACGGCATCCCTTGTAACTTGCAGACAGCCAAAGCATGGGGGATGAATGAGGGAGACTTATTCAAATGCGACCCTTACTTGCAGATTAAAACCGCAGATGGTTCTCATGCGATGTGGGTTCCGTCAATCGGAGATATTCTGGCAGAGGATTGGCAGATTATCCAGTAACAGGAGGGAAATATGTTAAAAGCAGCTATTGAGAAAATTCTTTCTCTCGATGCTCCCCATATTGAGGAAATTGAGGGAAGAACCTATGTAGACAAAGATATGACACAGATCGGCAAGGAACTCAGAGCAACCAGTATCACGATGAGTAATCTGAGCAGCCTTGTGGATTTCATCAAAAAGAGTAAAGCAGATTTCAAGACCGGTCATTACATCGCCCAGGTGGTATCTCCTACTGAGGTTCGTCTGTTTTCCAGTTTGGATGCAGACCGCCAGAGAGAAACACTGGCAGTTGTCAAAGCAGAGATCCCGGAGTTTTCATTCGGTCAGTTCATTGGAAACGAAGAGTTTGTTATCGGTGTGCAGTCCAAGTTCTTAAATGAGGATGCCGAGGCAAATGATAAGCCGATCATCTTACAGTTTGCCGGAAATGTTAAGGCCGGCACTGTTGCGGAATACGGAGACACCGGAGTAGGGCAGAAAGCAGCAATCAAGAAAGGCGTTGCCTCTCTGCAGGAAGTTGAAGTTCCAAGTCCGTGCCGCCTGATGCCGTACAGAACCTTTACAGAAGTTGCGCAGCCTATGAGTAACTTCATTTTCAGAGTAAAGGACAATGATCGCTATGGCGTTACCTGTGCCTTGTTTGAGGCAGACGGAGGCGCATGGAAGAATGAGGCGAAAGCCAACATCAAAGCGTATCTCGAAAAAGAACTTGCGGATGTATCAAACATTTTCGTGATTTCTTAATAATCGTAACCGTAAATATGTTCTGCATTATCTCCTAAGATTGGTCTCTGAGGAAAATATGTCACGAATACCGCAGAATACAAAAACTGGTTACCTCCTTTAAGAAATGATTAGTTGAATGGTATAAAAGGATCTTTTGTTAAACTACCCAGGAGCCGTCATTGTGGGCGGCTCCACCCATTAAGCAGGAAAGGAGGGGTATAGATGCACAAGGTTGTTATCAAAGGGAATTACTATGGCAGAACCAGAACCTTGCCGGATCTTAACGATTATTTGCATGAATGTGCAAGGCATCCGCAGATGGGTGCAAAAATGAAAAGAGACTATCAGATGATCGTGTGTAATGCCATTAGAACGCAGTTGCCACGACTAACCATAAATAATCCCATCATTATTCATTATCGGTTCTATGAGCCGGATAAGCAGCGAGACAAGGGCAATATATTCGCCTTTGCTGACAAAGTATTTGAGGACGCATTGCAGAAATGCGGAGTAATCAAAAATGACGGTTGGGGCGAGATTGATAACTTTACACATGACTTCTTTGTGGATAAGAAAAACCCAAGGATTGAGATTTTCCTTGAAGAGATAGAGAAAGGACCGTTCGATGGCTGAGAAAAAGTATTATTGGCTTAAATTGCCCCGGAATTTCTTCGGAAAGCACTATATCAAAATACTCAGAGCCAAGGAAAACGGAGAATTGTTGGTGCTTTTCTATATGTGGATGCTCACAGAAGCCATAGACCATGAGGGGCGACTTAGATATTCCGAAGATATTCCGTATGACGAGGAAATGTTGGCGGAGGCATCCGGCTTTGCGTTACATATCGTTACACAAGCGTTACAACAATTTACAAAACTGCAATTAGTAATTACAGAAAGTGACGGAACACTGTTTATGCCGAAATCAATCGAAATGATTGGTTCTGAATCTGCATCAGCTCAAAGAGTTCGTGAGTACAGAGAACGGAAAAATAGCAAGGAGAAAAAGCCTGAAACCGTTGAAAATACTGAAAGTAACGACAATGTAACAAAATGTAACTCTGATGTTCAAAAAAGTAACATAGAGAAAGAGTTAGAGAAAGAGTTAGAGAAAGAAAATAAAAAAGGGGGAAAGAGGGAAACTACCCAATCAATTTTTGAAAGGCTTCTCCCTGAGTACACCATATCTGATGTAATGGCAGATAAACTTCGCGAATGGTTCAAGTATAAGACGGAACGGAAAGACGGATATAAAGAGCAGGGTATGAAGTCGTTGTTGAAACAGGTTGCCAATAAGGTCTCTGTCTATGGAGATACTGCCGTATGCAATCTTATTGATGAATGTATGTCGAATGGTTGGAAAGGCATTATTTGGGATAAATTGCAATCATCTTCTGCATACAGAAATAGCGGAGATCGCATTGGAAACAGAGTAAAGGATGTGGATGGCTGGTAATGGAAAGAGAAGAATTTAAGATTTTGGTAAAAGCTATGAAAGCGGTCTACGCACAGCCGACATTCATACCAGATAAAGACGCTTTCGATGTGTGGTATGGATTGTTACAAGATCTTCCGTATGAGCAGGCAAATTTGGCGATACAAAAGTACATGACGAGTGAACGTTTTCCGCCAACCATCGCAGATATTCGCACTAAAGCAACGGAGATAATTGCTCCGGCGGAAGAAAGCATGAGCGAACTGCAGGCATGGGCGTTGGTACAGAGGGCGTTAAGGAACTCTGGTTATAACTCAGAAGAGGAATTTGCAAAACTGCCGGAGGCGTGCCAAAGAGCTGTTGGAACGGCGGCAAACCTCAAAGAGTGGGCGTTGATGGATTCAGACCAAGTGGCAACCATTGAACAGTCGCACTTTATCAGGAACTATCGGACTTCGGTGCAGCGGATGAAAGAAGAGGCACGTCTGCCGGAGAATGTAAGGATGCTCATAGCCGATATGGGGAAGAAACACGCAGCACTTATGGAAAAGGCAGTAGACCCACAGATAGAAATGCAAAAAATTGAAGTGCCGGAGGAAAAGACCGAACCACCATCCGGTATGTCAAACGAAACCAGAAAGAGACTGGATGAAATGTATGAGAAGTTCGGTAGAAAATAG